CGACGTAGTGGGCTTCGTTGCTGAGCAGGGACAGGCGGAGCCGGAAGGCGCACCGCCGCCGCGGTTCCCACTCAGGGTGGCGGTTCACAATCAGATCGGCCAGGAAGACCGTCTCGGTATCGGAGGGTATAACTTTATTCCACCTTTGCGTGAAGTCATTCAGGCGGTTGCTGACCACGGTGAACAGCCAATGGCTGAACGATCCTTTCTTGGAGTGGTAGGTGTTGCAGGCGTCCATGAACGCGGTGTGCGCCACGGCCATGAGCGTATCGTGGTCGGCGCCGCCGCCGTAGGACCACTTCCAGGCTAGGTGATGTAGCATGTCGCTATAGTCACCGTACTGGGGGCGTCGCTTCATTTGACCATCCTTGCTTTCAAAGTTTCAAGTTCCTTGCCCGCATAGTCCTGGAGCCAGGACTGAAGCATGGTGGCCGTTACCTCGGCGGTTTTGAGGCCACTTTCGCAGGCGAGTACCTTGATTCGGTGTTTCACGTCGGCGGGGAACGCCTCCAGCAACCAAAAACAGATTGTGGGGTTTTTGGGCGGGGCGGCGGCCTTAACCTTGGCTTTCTTTTTCATTCAGCACTCCTAGAAGGTGGCCGAAGGATACGGCCAGTAGTTGATGGGTAGGGAATAGTACCAGGGCTTCGCGCAGAACATCAGATACTCGGCGTGTCGGTCCACCCCCAGTATCTTAGCAAAGGGGAAGGTGCTCCTCTTACTCAGCAGATACGGGGTGGGCCGGATGTTGAACGCCCCGCCCTCGTGCTCGAAGGCGACGGAGTCAACACACATCAGGGTCACGGCCCGTTGGCCGTCGGAGGCCTTGAGCCACCGATAGTTGTAGTGGATGTAGCTTAGGGGTATGATGGTTGGGGTGGCCCTTGCAGAGACGGTGTACTGCCGGTCTTCACCGACGAAGCGGGCTGCCTCGCGGAAGCACTCCCACCAGTGGGGAGCCCTGTCAGAGTATTTCATAGTCCGGCGGGGCAGGGGATGGGGGAAGGAACCAAGCGGGATTCCCGTTTGATTCCCACTAATATGGATCTCCTTGTTGTGGGATACCTTCATGTAAAGGAACGAACGGCCGTCCTTTTTGACCAGGACCAGTTCTTTCTCACCGCCCTCGTCCGGGCGAAGGAAAGGACGGAGGGAGGCATTTTGGAATTGCCAGACACGGCGCTTCGGTGTCTCCTCGCACTCTAGGGGGTTCTTGAAGAGATAGGTCACTTCCTCTTCCCGGCGGTGGGCGGTGACGGAAACCCGCCCGCGCTCGGAACAGAAGGACCAGTGGGAAGGGCGCACCCGGTCGAGTTCGGGCAACGCCCACCACAACTCTTGGTAGGGTAGGACGGTCACTGTTCGTCGTCTCCTCGGTTAATCTGCCGGTTCGCATCCCGGCAGAACTCCCACAGCGAGAGGCCCGCGCAGCTGATGAGAAAGGCCAGCAGAAAGGCCACGGCGAGTTGCAACAGGGTAATCATCAGGACTTGCCCTTCGCCCAGCTATCCCACAACTGGGTGGCCATACCTTCCCCCCGGTAGTTTACCTGCCACTGGGTGAGAATGGCCCGGACCAGTTCCCGGCGTTGGGGGTACAGTTTGTAGTAGCCCCGGAGGGAGTACTTTTTCTCACCCTCCGGGATGATCTCCTTTTCCTTCGCCACTTCTTCCAGGGCCTCGAAGGGGTGGCCGGGGTGCTTCGGCAGCGCCTCCAGCAGGGCCTTGTGGAGTTCCTTCGTGTACTGAGCGATCTGTTCTTGCCGGTTCATGGGTCAGTCTTTCTGTTGGGGTTACTTGGTGTCTGTTGGGGTTACTTGGTGCGGCGGCCCAGGAGTTGCATGATGCCAATATTCTCAATCGGAATGTACTGCCGCGGGGTGCGGCCTTCCTTGTCCGTGGCGGTCTTGTCCGCCCCGCGATCCAGCAACGCCTTGACTGCGCGAAGGTTCTCCGCGTCAGCAGCGTAGTGCAACGGGGTGCGCCCGTCTCGGTCACGCGCCTCCAGCATCTGATCGAACAGCTTGGGCTCCAGGGTGTGGAGGCACACAATCGGGCCTTCGGTATCGTCGTTCATTGCCGCGCAATGCAGCAGGGTCAGGTTGTTCTTGGTCCGCAGCTTGGGATTGGAGCCGACCTTGAGCAGCTTGACCAGCATCGGGGTTCCGGACCAGCGGGCCGCGCAATGCAACGCGGTCCACCCCCCTTTGTCACGGGAGTTAATGTCCATCGGATTCCGCCGGTCCTTCAGCAGGTGGGAGACTTCCGAAAAGCGGTCCAGGTCGTTCAGCCGGGCCAGCTTGTGGAAGATCGTCGGCTCGTGCAGCGCGGTCTTCAAATCATGCTCGGGCGCGTCCACCGACTCGATGCGCGTCCGCGCATTCTTGAAGTGTTTGGAGGGCTTCTTGACGCTGGGGGCGCGCTTCACTTCCGCCTCTTTCTTCTCCGCCCGCTTGTGCCGGCGCCGGGACAGCTTCAGATCGTTCTCCACGATCTGGAGGAGCTTCGCGGTGGGTCGCACCTCCACCCCGTAGTATACGATCCGGGGCACCTGGACCTCCAGGATGGTTTTGACCTTCTTGTCCGTTCCCAATTCGGGCAGCCTCCCGACCGCGTGAGACATGGCCTTCAGGGCCGGCTTGGTGCTCGCCGGCAGCCCCATCATTTCGGGGCGGTGGAGGAAGATGTAGTACATGGCCGTACCCCGGCCAGTCCACCAAACGCCGGCCGGTTTCAAGTCGCCCCGCATTTTGGAGAAGTAGAAGCGGTTGAGCAGCTTCTCCCGCAGGGCGCGCAGGAGGGGCAGGGGAGGTGTGGGAGGGACAGAGAGGCTGTGGACCTTCCAGGACGACGCGCAGGCCGCAGCAGTCAACTTCGGCGGGGCAGCCTTTTTGGGGGCCACGACCTTCTTCTTCGGGGTGGCCTTCCTGGGCTGGGCCTTCTTGGTGACAGCGGCCTTCTTCGGGGTGCTCTTCTTTTTCATCGGGGTGGCCTTTCCTTTGTGCTTCATGGTTTCCAACGAACGGGGGGTCGGGTTGTAGGTTTCACGGACGCGGAGGAGTTCCTTCTCCTCCACTTTCTTCTTTGCCTCCTCGGCTTTGGCCAGGGCCTCTGCGATGGGCGTCGGCGGGGTTTCCTTCTGCGGCGGGGGCGGCTGGGTCGGGGCGGGGGTCGCGGTAGGAACAGGGGAATCACTCATGGGACTTTCCTCTCAGGCTGGTGCCAACTTTTCGTCAGCAGTTGCAGCGAATCATGGGTTGGTGGCAGACCATGCAGATAGCACCCTGGACGACTTGGGTGTTCGCGTAGTCCTCCTCGCATTCCTGGCACAAGTGTGGAATCTCTCCGGCGACCAGTTGGCCGGGCGGGACGTCCTTCTCGCACCTTTGGCAGTGCCATTCCCAATACGGGCCGGTGGGACCGATGTGCTCGGTCCCACCGCACTGGGTACAGCGAATCTGCCGGGTAGTAGGAAGGACAGTTGCTGGGATGAGACAGTTCGGACACTGGTCCATTTTCCTTTCCCTTTCCGTTCAGAGTCCCTTCAGGATTTGCAGGAGTTGGTCGTCGATGTGATTCAGCCGATCCATCACCTCCTCGATGTCTTTGTGTGCCCCCCGAGCGATGGAGGGCAGGTGGGCTTCGATCAGGGTCAGGTCAAACGCCGCCCGGTTGATAATTCTGCGGGTCTTCCACAGAACCTTGGCGTCGGCGTTCATCTTGTGCTTTTTGGTGGACATGGTCAGTTTCCCTTCTTGGGTTTGAGGTTCTTTGCGGCGCGAGCGAGCAGTTCTGGCACAGGACTTTTCTTCGTACCTAGCTTGGCGAGTGTCTCGATAGCCCAGCGACGCTCCTTCAGTCGTAGTTTGAGAAACGCAGACCAACACCAGTCGCGGCTGACCAGGATTAGGCCGGCGATCATACGTTTCGGAACGCTGCAGCCTGCGTTCTGGTGGAGGATTGCAGCGATCAGATAATGGCTCGACCAGTTGAGGTCAGCCCCGTACAGGTTAGCCCCGCTCAGGTCAGCCCTGTACAGGTTAGCCCCGTACAGGTTAGCCCCGCTCAGGTTAGCCCCGTGCAGGTTAGCCCCGCTCAGGTCAGCCCTGTACAGGTTAGCCCCGCTCAGGTCAGCCCCGTGCAGGTAAGCCTCGCTCAGGTTAGCCCCGCTCAGGTTAGCCCCGCTCAGGTCAGCCCCGTGCAGGTTAGCCCCGTACAGGTTAGCCCCGCTCAGGTCAGCCCCGTGCAGGTCAGCCCCGTACAGGTTAGCCCCGCTCAGGTTAGCCCCGCTCAGGTTAGCGCTGTTCTTTTCCGCCAAGGACTTGACGGATTCCTCTCCGGTCGCGATCACCGCATCGGTGTAGCAGTGTTTGATGATGTTCATTGTGGTCTTGCCTCTTTTGGTTGAGTCGTTGTATCACTCTTCAGGCCAGAAGCCGAAATCCGAACCATCGCCGGGATGCGACCCGAAATACCACCCCTCCGGGGCGTATTCGTTCAGGGCGTCCGGCAACTCCTCGTTGACCAGGAGGCTGGCCGCCTCGCGGACGTCGTCGTGGCAGTTACCGTCCCCGTACTCCTTCCGGGTGGATTGTGCGGTAAGCACCAGCCGCAGATGCTCGTACTTCACCTCCCGGTCGGGGTTGTCCGTCGCCAAATCGAACAGGGCATCGGAGAAGGCCTCCAGCAAGTCCTGGGTGCGCAGGGTGCCCCAACTGATACTGCCTTGAGCAACTCGGTGTAGGGTAGGCATGGTCAGGACTCCTTTTTGGTGGGGGCTTGGGTCAGCTTGCGCAGGGTTCTGCCGGTACTAAGGAGGCGGGAGACGGCGAGGCTGTGTGCACCACGAAGGTAGGTGACTTTCTTATGGGCGGCGAAGGCGGCATCCAGGGCGTCTGCCAAAATGTGGTTGACCTCGTTGGCCGCATATCTGGCGTTCTTGACGAGTTCGTCCGCAGCTTTTGCGTTTTCCCGTGCGGTTATGCGGGCAGCAGCTTTGGCATTAGCGTCGGCCAGGGCTAAGGCGTGGTCGGTGTGAGCTTGGATAATCTCGTTAGCGGTGGGGGCGGCTTTGCGTTTCATTCCTTTTCCCTTTCCGTCAGGCTGGTGCCAACTTTCGTCAGCGGTTAGCGGGTACGGTGGCCAAGGACGACGTTCGCCCTCCCATATTTGGAGATTAGTTGCTTCGCCCGTCCAAGGTCAATGGGTTGGCCCACTTGCTGGGCCACGTGGGATATGATTTGCGGGGCTGTACCGTTAAAGCGGCGGCGGACCCAGCGTCCTAGCCGGGTCTCCCCCTTATCGCGGTTACAGGGCCTGCAACTGGTCACAAGGTTTCCGCTCCCGTTGGCCCGCCCCAGGACTCCTGCCGTAGAGCGGGGGTTTACATGGTCAAGGGTCAGGCGTTCGCCCGCCCCGCAATATACGCAACGATAGTGGTCGCGGACGTAGATAGCAATTCTCCGCTCGTCGCGTATCCAGTGCATTCCATGAGTGTTTCCGGGCATACTTACTTTCCCTTTCCGTCAGATTCAGATGCCGGTTACATGCACAAGCTCACGGCAGCCGGGGCAGTCCTTGTGCTCTTTCGGGTGCCGGTGAAACAGGAGGTGTTTGCACACCGGGCAGTTCTCGGGAACCCAGGTGTCGTTGTTCTTCTCGTGGCCACCATCGAATGGGCATTATCCCATCCCTGCCACTCGTAGCAGTCGTCGCAGGTATCGTCGCTCACGTTGTCGGGGTCCACGTGGCGGGTGCGCTTACCGCAGGAGGTGCAGACATAGGTCGAGGAGCCCTTTTGGAATGACTTGAACATCGGGGGTTTCCTTTCCTTCATTCCTGGTGCCAACTTTGGCATCCCGGTTAGCGGAGCGCGCGGGGGATTAGGCGGCGCAGGCGGCGCAGAGCAGCCTCGGCCTTGTCAGAATCAATGACGGCCTTATCCTTAGCATTGAGCGCACCCGTCAAAAGGACGTTGATCTTTCTCCAGTCGGCAAGCGCGGAGGTATAACGGACAATGGCCTTGTGCTTTTCGGCGATGGCACGCTTTGCCTCTATCTGTCCTGCACGGTAGGCCGCGACCTTGGCCGCGTCCCCGCAATCTTTCCAGGTGTAGTGCTTGTATTTGTAGCCCATGTTACCTTTCCTTTCTGTTAGATATCAACCCGGCCGGACCGGCCGGATCCAACCCGGCCCGACCAGCTTCCACTGGGTATAGTTGGCCGTGGCCAGGAACAACACATAGTAGGGGACACTAGGAATCTGGACGATGACTCCGAATGGGCGCTTTTGGCAACGGATAACGCGGGAGCCTTTTGGGCAGGCCCATACTGCAAACTTCTGCAAGACCTTCTCATAGTCTTTGAAGTCCTCGTACTTCCTTTCGTCGAGCCAACGATAGTACAGCTCCTGCAAACGGTTGGCGATTTTGCGCTGCGCTTGATTCAGGATGTCTTGGTAATCCATGTTGCCTTTCCTTTCCGTCAGGGTGGTGCCAACTTTGGCATCCCGGTTAGCGGCGGGTTCAGACTCGGCGGGACTTGGCGAGGACTGCATGGGCGCGGCGGGTGTCAATGTTGCTCCCGTCCGCACGAACACCAGCGCTCCCGTCGCAGCGCTCGACTAGGTCTTCCAATGCCTCCAGCACTTCCGGGAGGAGGGTGGCCATTGCCAATTCCTGTTGGGTGTCCTCTCCTTGTTCTAGCATATCCTCGAAGGTGTGGGCGGCCTGGGCATCTGCTGTTTCGGTGTGTCCCTCGTCGTCGTCGGAGAAGGGGAAGGCCACGAAGCGGTCAGCAAAATCGGAGGGGTCAAACAGTCCTGGCATCGGGGGTTTCCTTTCCTTTCAGGCTGGTGCCAACTTTCGTCAGGGGTCAATAACCTGGGGCAGGGTGGCCTTGCGCGCACCCTGCCCCATGGCGGTATAGGGCGGCAGGTTGTTTTCTGGTGTCTTTAGCGGGTTGCTTCCCCTAAAGCTTGCCCGGCCGGGAATATTCACACTATTTCCGGCCGGGGGTCAGCCCGGCGCTTTTTCCCTCGCTTGCTTCATCATACCCGGCTTGGTTTCGCTCGTTCCTATCAACTGGAGGCGGGCCTTACTTTCCCTTGCACCTTCGCTGGCCTAGCGAGCCGCATATGCCAGTAGGTGTACCGGATTTGGCCTCTCCAGGGGAGTCGGCTTTTCTGTTATCCGGCCGGCTGATTCAATTGTCAAAGAACTTCGGGCCTTTCGGCCTCTGGGCGTCAACCCCTTTTCTCTAGGGCTGCCCTTCCCTGTACCTAATATAACCCTAAGCTAAGGGAGTACAAGGAGGCTAAGGGAGATAAGGAATAGGGGCTAACTCGCGTAAAATCAATAGGTTATACATCGCCTCCGCTAGGGGAATAGGCGGGAAAACCGCCTTTTTCGGTGAGCGGCGGCATTTCGCCGCTGGAAAAAGCGGCAATTCCCCGCCGGCGGCGGCGATTTCCCGCCGGCCGCCTTAGAGGTAGCCCGCCGCCGGTCGTATAGTATCGGCGCGAAATGCGGAAAGGCCGATTATGAAAACCTTGGACTTCCGCCGACTGTTGACAGAACAGCGGCTTCCTATCGCCCCGGAACAGCACAAACACGTCCGCCCCGGCTGGGTGCAGACCGTTTGCCCTTTTTGCACCGGCCACCCCGGATTCCACCTTGGCTATAACTCAAATCGGGGCTCCTTCCATTGCTGGCGCTGTGGGCCTCATGCCGTTTACCAAGTCCTGCGCGCCCTACTCCCCCACTCGTCCCTGCGTGGTTTGTGGCAGGAATATGGGGCCTGCGGAGCGGGGCAGACTGCCCCAGTTTGGGTGGCGGCTAAGGAGATCCGCTACCCTTTGGGGACTCATCCAATGGGCCATCGGCACTACGATTATTTGGAGAGTCGGGGGTTCGAGCCGGAAAGGCTGGAGCGGGAATGGGGTTTGCTGGGCACGGGAGCGATAGGCTCCTACAAGTGGCGGATTATCATTCCCATCTATTTTCAGGGTGCTTTGGTGAGCTATACTAGCCGGGATGTTACTGGCCGGGCAGAACTCAAATATAAAGCCTGTCCGCAGGCCGAGGAAGTGGTCAAGCATAAAAAGACCATCTATGGCCTTGATCGTGCGTCTGCGGGCACTGTAATAGTGGTAGAAGGGCCTCCTGATGTCTGGCGCCTTGGCCCCGGAGCCGTAGCTTTATACGGCACGGCGTTTACGCCGACCCAGGTGGGCCTGTTGAAGGAGTTTGAGCGAAGGTTCATCTTTTTTGATTCTGGAGAAGTGGAGGCAGCCAACCAAGCTCAAAAGCTGGCAGATTTGTTAAGCGTCTTTCCTGGAGTAACTGAGGTACTTGATTTGGGGGAAGAGATGGACCCTGCTGATCTTACCTACAAGGAAGCTCTGGCGATTAGGAAGGAGTTCCTACGATGAGAAGAAGAATTATTGTAGTAGAGATAAATGGGGAATTGTACCGTTGCCGAGTCATGGAGCACTTAAAGATAAAACACCAGAATAAAAAGAAAAAACAAAGTAGAAAGGACGCACTTTTTTTAACCCCCGTCCGCGGGGGGGAAAAAAATGCTACTATAGGAATAGAGTATTCTAGGAAGGAATATGCCCCCCTTGAGGGGGGGCTTATTCCGATCCGAAGAATACCTATTCATATAGGTTCTTCAAAGGGGGGGAGCGCGCGTCCTTCCGCGCCTACACGCGTGAGGGCCGATGGTTTCCTTCAAATCGAAACCCCCAAGGTTGGTGTTGGGTCGCCCCTGGCGAGATCCCCACAAAGTGCTGCGGGTAGGTTGATGGCCTACTGGAACCGTCTGCCTTATGTTCGGCACCACACTGAGGGGACGTTGGTGCAGGTCAAGGGCCGACGCCGGCTGTGTCAGTTGATAAACGGGACATGGAAGGATTGGCGGATAGATATTGGTGGGTTGGAGAAGTGGGGGGTTAGGGTGCAGACTTTACCAAAGTGCTGGACCGTGGGACAAATCCAGCAGGGTTTGCTGGCGCTCTCCCAAGCCAGTTCCCCTGACTATCTGCCCCTAAGCAAGCGAGGATTGTGGAAACAGAACTTGGCGGAGTTGGTGTATAACCCCTATTCCCGCCCAAATCCCGGCACCAGTTGGTTTTTGCGGGTGGCCATGATTCCCCCGGTACAGAGATCCTGGGGGACACCCAAGGGAGCCAAGCGTGATGTGCTGCTAGGGATAAAGCTGGTGCGGGAGCAGGTGGCCATTCTTGCTAAGGGCCAAAAGGTGCCGGACGAGTATATGATTCCCCGGCTGGTGGAAAAGGTCTACGACGAATATCCCAAGTTGCCGTGGAAGCGCCACCCTAACCTGGGCGAACACTTCTCCCATCGGTACAAGCTGTTGGCGCTTTATCTGAAGTACTTGCCCCAGTACTACCATCGGTGGGGGCTACAGGAGGTGCGGCATATCCTTCCGGGGCGGCCAGCATGGGCCAGTTTTTTGCGCTGGTTCGAGAAGTGGGCCAAAATCCCCATTTTGGGGGAGGGAGGTTCAAGATGAAATCTAGTAAGCAGAGTATGAGGGAAAGGGTGCATAGGGCAAAGATGCGTAAGTTTGTGGGAAGAATCAAACGTAAGGCTGGGTGTTTTGATTGTGGTAGGCAGAATATACCGCTGGCGTTTCTCCATTTCGATCATCTTAGTGGAGGGAGGCGACGCCGCGTCGCCTCACTTTATGATGTGAGTGAATTGAGAATACTTCGAGAGATAGCCTCGTGCGTGGTACGTTGTGTGGATTGCCATGCGCGAGCACACAAGCGGAGAATAAAAGAAAGCCTTCTAACGCAAAGAAAACAAAAGCCGGCTTTCCTGCCCGACTTGACCTGAACTTTGCGTTTGCGGGCCTAGTCTATGGCCTTGCTGGGCATTTTAACCGGGGAGTCCTTTCCCCCTAACCGAGGTCGTTCGATGAAACGTGTCGCTCGCCGTACTATCAAAGCCGATGTTGAACGCCAGATTATCATTGGTCTGGCCACTTCCGACCGCTATCTCCAGCAGGTCGCCCAGTTGTATGACCCTAGTTATCTGCGGAATGCCTACGCCCGGCTGGTTGCCTCTTGGTGTCTGGACTACTTCCGGCGCTACGGGACTCCCCCCGGTCGACATCTCCAGGATATGTACCATTCGTGGAGACGAAAGCACCCCGAGGATGAACGGGCGGATATTGTCGGTTCGATGCTGACCCTGTGCTCCCAGGAGTTTGAGAGCGGGGGGACGTTCAATGTTGACTATGTGATGGACGTGACGCTGGCCTATTTCAAGGAGCGCAGCCTCCAGGCCCTGGCCGAGGATATAACGACGTCTTTGGTTGAGCGGGATTTGGTAGCGGCGGAGGAGGCGCTGATCAAGTTCAGGAAACCTGAGCGTTCGCTGGCTGAGGGGGTGAATCCGTATACCGACACGGACGCTATCTATGATGCCTTTGACCAGGAGGCACAAACGTTGGTCCGCTTTCCGGGGGCGTTGGGGAGAATGATAAACGACCAGCTTGTTCGGGAATCTTTTGTGGCGTTGCAAGGCCCGGAAAAGCGGGGGAAGACTTGGTATCTAATGGAAATAGCTATCCGGGCGGCGCTTAGCCGATGCAACGTGGCCTTCTTCGAGTGTGGGGATATGAGCCAGCGCCAGATCATCCGGCGTCAGCACATCCGTTTGGCCGGGCGTTCCGATAGGGCGCGCTATTGCGGAGACGTGCGGGTGCCGGTGCTCGACTGCCTTTGGAATCAGCAGGACACCTGTACGATGAAGTGTCGCAAGTGCCGGGTGGGCGTCGTGGACCCCGATTCGGGAATGTTGATAGACTGGGAGGAGACGCCGTCCAACTATCGGCCTTGTGCTGAGTGCGCCCATCGCCACCCCGACCGCTTCGCGGGTACGGTGTGGTATGTTCACCGTCGCATCGACCACCCCCTGACCTGGAGGGAAGCAATCAGGAACGGCCGGCGCTTTGCCCGAATGATAAAGGGGCGGGACTTCAAGATTATGGCGGTGCCTGCCCAGACTATGAGCGTAAGCCGGGCGCGGCTGCAACTTCGTATTTGGGAGGACAGCGAGGGGTTTGTACCTGATGTGGTGATTTTCGACTATGCGGATATTATGCTGCCCGAGCGCGGGGACGATTTCCGCCACGGGCAGAACTCCATCTGGATGGCAATGCGGGGGCTTAGTCAGGAACGGCATTGTTTGGTGGCCACCGCGACCCAGGCGGACGCGGACAGTTACGATTGCCATTTGCAGTCCATGCGCAACTTTTCGGAGGACAAGCGTAAATACGGGCATGTTACTTCGATGTTCTCGCTTAACCAGTCCCCGGATGAGAAAGAGCGGGGGCTCATGCGGCTGGGCCATTTGGTAGCGCGTGAGACCGACTTCAGTTTGAAGCATACCGTGACGGTATTGCAATGTTTGCGAATCGGCTCCCCGGTGTTGGGGTCGTTCGACACGCCTAGCGAGACGAAAGCTAAGGAAGCTAAGGAATAGGTGTTTTGGAGGCTTAGAGCTACTGTCCCTCGGCCGTATAGTAGGGCGGAAAGGGCGAAAGGCCGCGGGCCGGGTGGCACGTGGTATCCTTTCCCCTAGTGTCCCTAACCGTACAGGAGTATCGTACATGAAGGTCAACCGCAAAACCCTCCTCCGCGCCGCCAAGGACTTGAACAAGACCTTGGGGCTCAACCCGGAAATCGACCTGGAGTTGCCCGACAAGGAGCTTCTCCAGGAGATCCTCGATGCCGGCGGGGAGGTCACGCCCTCGGATGAGGTCAGCGAGGACACCCGCGCCTTCCTGATCGAGCAGGGTGCCGTCGAGGCCCCGAAGAAGAAGGCCAAGAAGCCGGTTGCGGACGAGGACGATGAGGACGAGGACGAGGCCCCGAAGAAGAAGGCCAAGAAGCCGGCTGCGGACGAGGACGAGGACGAGGACGAAGCTGACGAGGACGAGGAAGCCGACGAGGAAGCCGACGAGGACGATGACGACGAGGAGCCGGCGCCGAAGAAGAAGGCTGTCAAGAAGCTGGCGGCGGACGAGGACGATGAGGACGACGAGGCGGACGAGGACGATGAGGAACCCGCCCCGAAGAAGAAGGCCGTCAAGAAGCCGGCCGCCGACGAGGACGAGGACGAGCCGGAGGTGCCCCAGACGGCAGCGGCGGTGGCCGTTGCCCTCCTGAAGAAGGGCGACTCGGACGTCGCCACCCTGGCGGCGAAGCTGTCCAAGAAGACCGGGATGGCCGGCTCCCTGGCCGTCGCGGTCACCATGCAGGTGATGGGCACCCTGGCCACCGTTGGCACGGTGTCCATCAGCAAGAAGGGAGTGCTGACCTACAACGAGTAACGGCTCCTGCTGTATTCGGTTGACCGGGCGGGGCGGCCTTCCCCCCGCCCGGTTTCCCTTTGGGAGAATGACAATGAGCAATTACTGGCAGTTTCGTGATGCGGTGGCCCGACGGTTCTTTCCCCGCGAGTCCGCTCTTTGTCAGCCCCTGCAGGAGGCTTTCCGGCCCAAAGGCCGCAAGACCCATTATCGCGAGTTCAATCTGGCGGTCGGGGGGTGGACCCCGAGAAAGCGTGTCTTGTCGGAAGGGCGGATGAAGCACTTTTTGGAGCTATCCGTCAACGCCTCCTTTTGTCCGATGCCTCTGAACCTGGATGTGTGGGACGCTCCCCGGTGCCCGTTCGGATGTATCTATTGTTTTGCCGACCGTTATCGGGAAAGCCTTTACACGTCTTTCTATGATGAGGTAAAGAAGAGCCTGCGCTTTTGCTCCAAGGAGTTCTTGAAGGAGAAGCTCGATAAGTGGATGAAGAACCTGAAGAAGCTCCCCGAGGAGGCCGAATCCCCCATCGGGAAGCTAATCGCGATGCGGGTGCCCATCCGGTTTGGGATACGGTTCGAGAACTTCCTGCCTCGCGAGGTGAAGGAAGGGATTAGCCTCTACGTTTTGCAGTACCTACGGGATCGGGACTATCCGATAATGGTAAACACCAAGTCGGATATTCCGGGGCGGGACGAGTATCTAGCGGCAATGGTGGAGAATAAGGGCGGGGCGGCATTGCATATGACACTATTAACGGCCAATCCCGATTTGGCGGGCCGGCTGGAGCCTCATGCGCCGGGCGTTGCGGCGCGTTTGGCCACGATCAAGCGGCTTACGGCGGCGGGTATCCAGGTCGTGGCGAGGCATGGCCCGTTCTTGCCCTTTATCACCGACGGACGCGAGGACTTGGACTTGTATGCCCAGTCCTTGTTGGAGGCCGGGTGCAAGGACGTGACCATTGACCCTTGCCACCCTGGATCGTACAGTGATTCGGTGCATCGCAAGTTTTTGGAGGCCGGGCTGGACGGAAGGTCCAGTGTCCGCTCCATGAGCACCACGCAGTTCTTCCAGGCGGCTTTGCTGGACAAGTATGTCGAGGAGTTACGTCAGCGGGGGATGAAAGTCAGCGCTTCCATGCTGCAATTCGTATCCTCCAATGCCTATCCGGTATGCTGCGCGTCTACTCCGGTATTTGGAGACCGCTATAGTCATGGGTGTACTTTGTCGGCGGTGCGCTTCATCGCGGATTCTCCTTCACCTGTTTCGTGGAAGGACTACTCCCGGTGGGTTCATCAGTATGGGGGTTTCCTGTCTGCGGATATTGAGCGGCAGGTTCGGCAAGCTTGGAATATGCAGCCCGAGTCGGGGGCGCTAGACTTGTGGGCTTCCTGCCTTCGGGTAGTTTCCGATACGGGAGAGGGTTTGGTGTGGTCCAAGGAAGTTGGGAATCTTGATTATCAACATGTAGCTTGGGAGAACTTGCTGTGAAAGTTGAACTTCCCCCGCGCATTCAGACCATCCTCGACCGTTTGGTAGCTTTGGATGCCTCCTCCCGCTTGGAGGCCGTCGTGGTACTGACCCATGATTCCCTCCTGCTACTGAACACCTTTTCCACCCTACTCATGCGTTTCCCCTTGCAGGCGGGGGAGGGGGGGTTCCGGGCGGAGGTAGTCTTTTCCATTCGGGATTATGAGGGAAAGACGTTGCTTGCCCATCGGGATGGTAGCATTGAGTTCCTGTCCTCGGTCAGGGAATACAATCGGCGGAAGCGGTGTTTGCCGCCGACGTATAAGGCCCAGGCGGTGACTGACCTTTGGGACGCCTACAGCCCGCCGGAGCGGAAGGATTTGCATTGGAAAAAGGGCATCTTGCGGATGCTGGACCCTGATCTTTCGCACGTGGAGATTCAGGTCAAGCGCGGGGAGATTGCCCTGATTCAACGCGACGTGGCCACTCACCAGACGGTCGAGGTTACGCGGCGGGAGCAGGACACGGGTTTCCTGGCCAGCTTGGAGAAAGGCCCGGAGCATCCTATTTCCATTCGCACGGCTGACTTTTTCTCCCTATTCAGCTTCGCGCCGGTGGTGGGGATGACATTCCCCCGCGACCGGATCGACTACTGTTGGGTGTATGGTGAGTCTGATCGCTTTCCTTTCGCTGGAGTCATCTCATGTTGCCTCTACGAGGGCATCGACAACGGAAAGGCGGGGAATGAAAAAGCGCATAAAGAAAAAGCATCTCGTCGGACGCTGTAAGCAGGAACTGGCGGAACTCGACCAGGAGTTGCGCGGTTTCCAAAACCGAAAGACGCCCAAGGCCGAGGCGGGCGGCTTCCTCTCCAAAAAGCTGCTCAAGCGGGCAGTCAACGCATTCCCAAAGAAAGGGCAACCGTATGCTGATGAACAGTAAGAAGCTCGCTCTGGTCCTAGAGGAACTCGCCCCCGCGTTAATGGCGAAAGGGCCTTACGATCAAAGCAATTGCTTTGTTTTCACCGGTGGCCGGGTTTGGACGTTCAACGATTCCCTGGCCTTATCCGTTGCCTCCCCCTTCGGGGAAGAACTGGAGGGAGCGGTGGACGGGGCGGATTTATTGCAAGTCCGCACGTTGCCGGGAGCGGAGTTGAATATCCGCTTGGTCGACGGCCGTCTCCAGATGTACGGGAAAGCCTGTCGGTTCAGCCTCCCGTGGCAGGAGAAGGTACGGCTCCCGGTGGCGGCAATCCCGGTCCCCGAGACTTGGGAAACCCTGGACAAGGGCTTCGATCAGATGCGATTGAAAATCGTGTCCGATTCTCTGGGCGGGGACATTTACCCGGTGCTCTCCTGCCTCCACCTGACCAAGGGCTTCGTCGAGGCTTCTAACAACTTGGAAATCACCCGCGCCAAGTGGGACAGCCCGGTTGAAGATGGGGTGGTTAAGGGGGTATCCCTCCTGTCGGTGAAGGGCATGAAGCAGGTCGCGGTCAGCCCTGGCTGGCTGCATATGACGGACGGTAAGCTGCAAGCGCATTTGCGCCTCCTCAAAGTTGACTATCCTAGCTGGGACGACTATTTGGGGGCGGAGGAGGAGTCCTTCCCGGTTCAATTCCCCGAGGAGGTGCTGCAGGCGGTGCGCCGGATGCGCGGGATGTGCTCCGGTGCGGCCCGGACCAAGCTCTCCATTTCCAAGACCAAGGTGGTGCTCTATTCCAAGACCGAGAAGGGTACGTCCTATCGGGAAGAGGTAGCTTGCCGTTCGGAAGGCGAGGATTCGGTGCTTGTGCGGCTGGACACCTTTGAGAGCCTGCTGGTGTTGTCCCCCTTGGTCGAGGTGGGGAAGAAGCGCCTTCGGGCGAACAAGAAGGAGGCCAAGATTGTGCGGGTGATTTGCCGGTTGGCTCCCGAAGGCCAGGAATCCCAGACGAAGGAGGGCGCTGAACGTGACACCGCATGAACCACCGCCGCGAATGATGCAGGCCGATCTGACCGAACCCGCGGATACCTACCACGCTCGGGAACACGCGGAAGTGGATGGATGCCGGGTCTCTCGACATCCATGCCAGCCCGTGGACCCGGCGCCCGAGTTCGAGGCCGAAGTATGGTCTGTAATCCTAGACAGAAGCGGTATTGTGTGGGTTAATTGCCACGGCGATTTCATTCGCGCTAACAACGGCAATGGTATACGGGGTCTCACTATCGCCGCCTATTGTGAGGACAGGGCGGAGGCTGAAATGTCCGTCGAATCATACCAGAGAACCGGACGACTTACCTGTCATCTACTGCACAGTGACCCGATCTTCCAAGGTAAGTTACTACCATACGCCATCGCAGTTAAGGTGGTGGGGGCTAAGCCATGAGTCACAAGAAAAAGCCGACGCGGCAAGAGGTAGTGGAGTTCCGCTTTGCTAAGGCACTGCGCGATTGTCGGAAGCGGTTCCGCGGCCTTTGGTTGTGGGCGAAAGTGCAAAATGACAATCAGAAAGACGCGCCCAGGCCAATTGGTACTGGAGTGACTGGCCCGACTGGTCCGCAGTATCCTGTCACGGGTCCGGCTGGTTCGGCTGGTGGTCCTGGAGTAACCGGGCCAAATGGATTCCTTGAAAATGAGTGAACAAGAGAACCTTTGGGATATATGCCCAGCCTGTAACAAGCGGGCAGTTTTGCGATGCTCTTGTGTCAAGTTGGTCCACTATCGCTGTGTTTCAGGTCATACTTGGCTGGTAGTTCCGGGCAAACATTGCCGCCTTATTCCTTCTTGGAATAGGGAGGAGGCTTGCCCCTCTGTTTTTGTCCCTCGTAAAAACCAAGGTTTCTGATGTCCCAGGGCTTCTTCAACTTTGAGAGTTCATCGAGGGTGGACCTTCGCTCCCAGGACGCTCGCTGTCACCGATGCGGGTTGTCTCGGGGCTGCCTACACCCGCATATGCCTCCCTCCGGCGAGGGCAAGCGCCAGATTCTGGTGGTAGCGGAGGCGCCGGGGCGTTCGGAAGACGAGCAGGGGATACAGCTTATTGGTAAAGCTGGCCAGCGGCTGCGCGAGGAGTTGAAGTCTTTAGGGGTGGACCTTGATCGGGATTGCCGCAAGACTAATGCGGTTATCTGTCGCCCGCCCGAGAACCGGACTCCGACGTTGAAGGAGGTTCAGTGCTGCCAGGAGTTTTTGTGGGCGGAGATCCGGCGGAGCAAGCCAAAGGTGATAATCCTGTTGGGTGGTACTGCACTTTCTGCGGTTTTGGGGTCAATTTGGACTGAGGGGGTAGGTAGTATTTCCCGGTGGAGGGGGTGGAATATCCCCGACCGTAAGTTGGGGGCTTGGATATGCCCGACGTTTCATTCTTCCTACGTTCTGAGGCAAGAGGAGGCTTACCCCGATACTGCCTCCCCCCTGTTCCGCCGTGATCTGCAGCGGGCCGTATTTAAGGCAAATAAGCCCTTACCAAATCTGCCCCCGGAGTGCGAGTCGGTTATTTTGCTGGAGCGGGAGCAGGAGGTGTTGCGGGTGATTAGTCAGCTACAGCGGCACGGGCGTTTACCAGTGGCAGTGGACTTCGAGACGACGGGGCTCTACCCCGATGAGGGACATCGAATTATCACCGCTGCCTTGTGCGACCGGGAGTCCCGCGCCTATGCCTTTACCGTTACCAAGGGAGTCCGGCCGGCGTTGGCCGCACTAATGGAAAACCCGGAAATTCTGAAGGTGGGCAGCAATCTGAAGTTTGAGGCGCTCTGGTCGCGGGAGTATCTTCGGGTTAAGATGGGCGGCTGGTATTGGGACACGATGCTCGCGGCGCACGTTCTTGATAATCGCCACGAGGTAACGGGATTGAAGTTCCAGACCTATGTTCATTTTGGGATAGCTGGGTACGAGGACGAGGTGCGTCCTTATATGGAGGCTGGCTCGGACGGGTTCAATCGGCTGAGGGACATGCCACGGGATAAGCTACTGTTGTATAATGGAATGGACGCCCTGTTCAGTTATTGGCTGGCCTTAGAGCAGTCTTTTGCTATGGGTGTAAAGGGGTTCCGGCATGGCTGAGATACGTCCCATGTTGGCCGACGCCTTCCGTTTGTTTATGGAGGGTGCGGAGGTTCTGTCCGAAATCGAGCAGACTGGCATTCGGATTGACCTATGCTACTGCCGTAAGATTCGGAAGAAGCTGCTCCGCAAGGTGGAGGAGATTCGGGAGGGCATCCTAGCTTCCAAAGAGGGCCGGATTTGGCGCCGGCTGTACGGGGATGCCACAAAGTTGAACTCCCCCGACCAGTTGCGGCGGGTGCTGTTTGACCATTTGGGGGCTAAGGCTGAATGTCGGACTGCGACAGGCAAAATGGCCACGAACGTTGAGGCCCTATCACGGATTGATAATCCCTTGGTCAAGCATCTGTTGGAGATGCGGAAGCTTCAGAAGGTGGTGAGCACTTATCTGGATGGGCTGGTCCGTTATACGGACGCGAATGGAATACTGCACCCGTCGTACAATTTGCATACGGTACGGACCTTCCGGTCGTCCAGCAGCAACCCCAACTTCCAGAACATTCCCATTCGGGATGCAATGGAGGCGGAGTACATTCGGACGGCGTTCATTCCCCGCGAGGGCCGGCAGTTGGTGGAGGCGGACTTTAAGGGGGTCGAGGTCCGGGTAGCGGCTTGCTATCACAAAGACCCGACCATGTTGAAGTACCTGCGCGAGAACTACGACATGCACCGGGAGATGGCGGCTGAGTGTTATGATTGCGACCCGAAGTTGGTGTCGGACACTATGCGTTATGTAGGAAAGAATCGGTTTGTCTTCCCCGAGTTCTATGGCAGCTTTTTCAAGCAGGTTGCCCCGGCCCTTTGGACGGCGGTAGGGGACTTGAAGCTGGAGCTAAAGGACGGGACCAGCCTGTTCGAGCACCTGCAGGGTCGGGGGCTGCATACCTATCTGGACTTCGAGGAGCATATTGAAAAAGTGGAAAACCGCTTTTGGCACAAGCGGTTCCCGGTGTATGAGGAATGGCGGAAACGGTGTGTCGAGAAGTACGTTGAGCGGGGCTGGCTGTGCATGAAGACGGGTTTCCGGTGTAGCGGTGAACTGCGGCGCAATGAGATTGTGAACTATCCGATCCAGGGCGCAGCCTTCCATTGCTTGCTGTGGACGCTGATTCGGTTGCATCGTTGGCTGGTGAAGGGGAAGTTCAAGTCCTTTGTGATTGGCCAGATTCACGATTCTATCATCCTTGATCTAGTGCCCGATGAACGGGAGGAGGTGCTGGACAAGTTGCGGCGGCTCGTGTCCGTTTCATTGCCAAAGCACTGGCCCTGGCTTATTGTACCGATGGAGGTCGAGATCGTTCTTTGCCCGGTCAATGGTTCATGGTTTCAGAAAGGAAAAGGCTAATGAATCTGCATATCAAGTATCGCCCGACCAAGCTGTCCGCGGTGGTCGGGAATGAGAAGGCGGTGGCCACGGTTTCCCGGTTGGCCGAACGGGGTTTCCCCCATGCGGTGCTGTTGACCGGGCCTAGCGGGTGTGGTAAGACGACGATGGCCCGGATTATCCGGCGGCTGGTCGGTTGCACCCGCGAGGATTATCAAGAATTGAACACCGCCGACTTCCGGGGTATTGATACCATGCGGGAGTTGCGCGAGCGTATGGCCTATGCCCCGATGGGGAAAGGCAAAGCGCGGGTTTGGCTACTGGACGAGTGTCACCGGCTGACGGGTGAGGCGCAGGACGCAGTATTGAAACTTTTGGAGGACACGCCGAGTCACGTCTATCTAGTTTTGGCCACTACCGAGCCGGGCCGGCTGATTACCACTATCCGCAATCGTTGCACGATGATTGAGATGCAGCCCCTACGGGAAGAGCAACTCAAGGAGTTGGTGTTGCGGGTGGCCAAAGCCGAGGAGATACACGTCGAGGCGGAGGCGGCCGATTTGATTGTAGCGGGGGCTGCAGGCAGCGCTCGCGCCGCCCTGGTTAGGTTAGGTACGGTCGCCGGGGCGGATGCCGCGTCGGCCAGGGAAATACTGGAGAGAATGCAGGAGGAGCAGAAGGAGGCGATTGAATTGTGCCGCCTTTTGATAAAGGGTGGACGCTGGGCGGAGGTCAGCAAGCTGCTGCGGAAGTTGGAGGGGCAAGACCCCGAGGGGATTCGCCGCCTATGTCTCGCCTACTTTTCCAAAGTGCTGTTGGGAGGCAACAGCCGTGCTTTCCTGGTGATGGATGCGATGCGGGAGCCCTTCTATGCCACGGGGTTTCCGGGGTTGGTTCTGGCCTGTTACGAAATCGTGGAGGGTGGTAAATGAGAAAGGAAAGGACAATGAAGGAACGAACGGACCTGGACGACCTGACTGCCTGTTTGGAAATCGACCCGGATGCGTTGGACGTGGCCTGGGTAAACCAGCCCGGTCTGATGGCGCACTGGGCCGCAAAACTGGAGCGGTGTCGGCATCGCTTGGAAATCGCCAAGAGCAACGAGCGGTTGCGCGAGGCCCAGATGGATGCCAAAGTACGCTCACAACCCGAACGCTACAAGATCAAGAGGCTGTCGGAAGGGGCTATCAATTCGGTTATAGCCCAGGACGCAACCTTGCTGGAGTTGCAACAGGCCACGAGGGCGGCCCAGCGGGAGGTCAGTCTGCATTCGGCGGCAGTGGACGCCATTCACCAGCGCCGCTACGCCTTGCAGAATCTGGTGCAGTTATTGACAATGGACTACTTTGCCGGACCCAAGATGCCGCGGAATCTCCGGGAGGAGGTTCGCAAGTCTGCACAAACCAAGGTCAAGGAGGTTCATAACCGCAGGGAAGCGTGATGATGCAGTCCATTTACAACTGGATAGGTACTGTGGCGGCGGGTATCTGTCTTTGTGTATTAGGACTTGTGCTGCTGTATTTGGTGGTACGTTTGTCCAGCGCCGCGATTTTCCGAAGTCTCGACGAGTTCCTCAACCGACACACTAGGAAAGGCCCTGACCATGAAGACACGAAATGAAGAACGCCGGATGTCCATGCGGGACCGGGTTCGCCAACGGGCAAAGGAGCACGGCCGCCGTGGCTCCAACTATCTGAAGCTCCCGACGGGCAAGGAGTACTTCTCCCCCGAGGAGGGACGCAATGAGATTGACATTATCCCCTATCGGGTGTCTGACAAGCGGCACCCGGACAAGGTTCCGGTGGGGGACACCTGGATGCGCCGGACCATTTGGGTTCATGGCGATGTTGGCGTGACCGGCTCGAAGTATCTGTGCCCTGCGGAGATGCGCCGGGGGCACTGCCCCATTTGCGAAGATCGGAAGCGCATGGCCCGCGACGAGAAGGTGGGGGACGAGGAACTCAAGGCCCTGTCCCCCAGGGAGCGGGAACTCTTTAACGTTATTGATCGGACCGAGGACAAACCCAAGATCAAGGTGTGGGATATTTCCTACTACAATTTTGGGGAAGTCCTGGACAAGGAGATCAATGAAGGTGATGTCAAGGTCGCTGGCTATTCGGAGTTGGAGGGTGGTCAGACCCTTCGCGTCCGCATGGCCGAGGCTGCTATCGGGAAGACCAAGTTCCTGAAGGCCGACCGCATTGACTTCAAGGACCGGGACGAGGACTACGACGAGTCCATTCTGGACAAGGCGGTCGACCTGGATGCAATCCTGGTGGTTCCGTCCTACGAGGAACTCAAAGCGGCCTACCTGGAGGCTGATGAGAGCGGGGCCGACGAGGACGACGAGGTGCCGAAGAAGAAGCGCCGCGTCGAGGAAGACGATGACAATGCCGAGGACGAGGACGATGATGCTCCCCCCAAGAAGAAGCGCAAGGTAGTTGAGGAGGAGGACGAGGAGGAGGACGAGGACGACGAGGTGCCGAAGAAGAAGCGCCGCGTCGAGGCGGACGAGGACGAGGATGACGAGGAGGATGAGGAGGATGATGATGAACTCGACGAGGCACCGAGGAAGAAGCGCAAGGTAGTTGACGAGGACGACGAAGACTAGGCTCTGCGAGGCGTTTCAACCTATGGGGGAGGAGCCTCTCTCCTCCCCCCTTTCCCTACAGGTGGCAAATGAGTGCTAAGGAAATCGTCCGGGCGCTAGGACGGCGGAAGACCTTCCGCCGCCGGCTGTACCTTCCCACAGGCTCAACCCTATTGAATCTGGCCCTGTCCGACCGGGTGCGGGGCGGCTGGCCGATGGGCAAGGTAGTCAACCTGATCGGGGATAGCAGCAGCGGTAAGACGTTTGAGGCCCTAACGGCGCTGGCCGAGGCGTGTCAGAATCCGGCCTTTGATAATTACCATCTGATTCTGGACGACGTTGAGTGTGCCAACGAGTTCGATGTTGCCCGCCTGTTCGGGAAGCGGCTGGCCTCCAGGTTGGAGTCTCCGGCGCACGGAAACAGTGACGTGATAGAGGACTGGGAGGACAACGTTCTTACGGCGTTGGAGAATCCTTGCATCTATGTCCTGGACAGCTTTGATGCGCTAACGTCGGAGGAGGAGACGGAACGGACGGAAAGCAATCGCCAGAAGCGCCGGGCGGGCAAGGAGACGGATGCCTCATACGGGACGGAAAAGCCTAAGTTTGCCAGCAGCCTACTGCGGCGAATCAAGAGCAAGGTCAAGAAGCACGATTCGCTGGTGATTATCATAAGCCAGACACGGGATAACATCGGCTGGGGAGTGAATCCGAAGACCCGCTCCGGTGGCCGCGCTCTAAAGTTCTATTCCACCGTTGAGTTGTGGGCCTCGTGCGAGAAGAAGGTCGAGTCACGGGGACGGATGATAGGGGTAAATGTGAAGGTCAAGATTTCCAAAAACAAGTTGACGGGCAAGTTGCGGGACGTGCGCTTCCCGATTTACTATGAGTATGGAGTGGATGACATTGGGAGTTGTATCGAGTTCCTTTTGGAGGAGAAGGCCCGGCCCGATTGGCTCCCGGTAAGCAAGCGTTTATCATCCATGATTGCCTGGGTCGAGAATAACGATATGGAGGACAGGCTGCGTCGGGAGGTTGGTCGGGTGTGGGAAGCGATAGAGGAAAGCATCCGTTTGCAGAGGAAAAGCAAATATGAGTAAGCGAGCCGTCCTTATTGACTGCCCCTATATCTGTCATAGGGCGCTTTACCGGGTAGGCCGCCTGTCCTACCACGGGCACCATACGGGGATTATCTATGGCTTTCTGCACCAGCTAGGAGCCATGATGATCGCCCTGCGGCCCACCCGTGTCTTCTTCTGCTGGGATTCCCCGTTCAGTTTTCGCCGCGAAGCTCTGCCGGTGTACAAAGAGCATCGGCGCGAGGGACGCACTCCGCAGCAAGAGAAGGAAATGAAAGCGGCCTATGTCCAGTTTGACCTGTTGCGGGAGGAGATACTCCCCGCGATAGGCTTTCGCAATAACTACCGGGTGAAGGGCCTGGAGGCGGACGACCTGTTTGCCATTTTGCTAAGCAAGCTGGGCGGTTGTTATAGGTTGTGGGAGTCGAGCCGAATCATAGTCTCGGCGGACGAGGATTTATACCAGCTACTCAATCAGTGTTCGATGTGCAAGCCGGGAATGAATGGGAAGCTTTATACGCAGCAGGAGTTGAAGGACGAGTGGGGGGTGTCCCCGCCTGCCTGGGCGGATGTCAAAGCCATAGCGGGTTGTGCGAGTGATAATGTTCCCGGCATTCCTGGGGTGGGCATCGCCACAGCTTGCAAGTTCCTTAGAGGGGTGCTGCCTATGACAACCAAGGCATACAAGGCTATAGCCTCGGAGGAGGGACAAAAGTTGATGAGGTCAAATCGAAGGTTGGTTAGACTTCCGTGGCGGCCGTCCCCGGACTTGCTTATTCAGCAGGACCAGCCCGATGTCCACAACTTTCTTGGTGTGTGTCGCGAGTATGGAATGAAAAAGCTGGCTAACACCCTCCCAGTGTGGGAGCAACTATTTGCGAGGTTAGAATGAGAGCCGGTGGAGGTAAACACAAAGGCAGCGCCTTCGAGCGCGAAATAGCCCGGACCCTTTCCTTGTGGTGGACTAAAGGGGAGCGGGATGATATATTTGCCCGTACCATGAGCAGCGGTGCTTGGGGTACGGGTAGGGCTAAGCTGGGCCGGCGCACGGCCAATCAGTATGGGGATTTGCAGGCGATTGACCCGATAGGGCAGCCGTTGATAGATATATGCTGCTTCGAGCTAAAGATAGGCTATGGGAACTGGTCGTTCTTGGACATGCTCGACCGACCGGCAAAGACCAACACCACGATACAGGAGTTCCTGTCCCAGGCGATGAAGTCGGGGGAGTTGGCCCGGCGGCATCCGGTGGTGATTGCGAAGCGCGACCGCCGTGTTCCCATTATTATCATGCCCAAGAAGTTGTCGGTCTTTCTATCGGCAGCATCCCCTTCTAATTTGCTTATATTCTATACGAAAGATGTTGGGGTTTGGTATGTCTGGAGGCTGTCCCAGTTTTTGCGGTTGGTCCCTCCCGAGATGTTTTTCATTAACCGACGATTGATTAGGGTAGTGCGGAGAACGCGATGAAGCCCGATTGGGAAAATAGGAAGTTTGGGATTCGTTTGTTTCGGGGCGACGGTTTCAAGATCGTTCCCCGATTGGAGGGCATCCAGGCGATTGTAGCCGACCCGCCCTACGGGATAGGCTATGTTCACGGCAAGGAAAAGAATGGTCCCCTGCGTCGAAACAACGCCGCCGCCCCTACCATATTTGCCAAAGTCAAGGTGGTAGGGGATGATAAACCTTTTGACCCGTCCCCGTGGCTGGGCTATGAACGGGTGGTGTTGTGGGGAGCCAATAACTACATTGACAAACTGCCCTTCCCCGGTGGCTGGCTGGTTTGGGATAAGCGGGAGGGGCGGGGAATGAACGACCAATCTGACTGTGAAATGGCTTGGGTAAACAAGGAGAAGATGGCTTGCCGTTTGTTTCACCACATGTGGAATGGGATGTGTCGGGCATCGGAGAAAGGCGTTCCCAGGGTGCATCCGACGCAGAAGCCGATTGCCTTGATGGAGTGGGCAATGAAACTGGTTCAGCTAGAGGCGGGCACTGTGGTATGCGACCCATATATGGGCAGTGGCACGACGGGAGTAGCCTGCGTTAGGATGGGGCTGCCCTTTGTGGGGGTAGAGATCGAGCAGGACTATTTTGACATAGCGGTTCGGCGCATTCGGGCCGCGATAGCGTCGGCCAACGAAGGGTTCGCCGCCCACCACGCTTTGCTGAAGCGGGTGGTATCGTGCAAGATTGATAGTGGGTTTTCCGATGGCGGGTTTCATCAACACCGCCGCTTGCGCACCGCCCATTTGGGGAAGCGGCAGAGGAGGACAAAGTGAAGCCCGATTGGGAAAATCGTCGGTACGGAGTGAGACTCTACCGAGGGAAGGCAAAGCAGGTTTTGTCGGATGTAGCGGGGTTTCCTATAGTTCTCACCGATCCCCCCTATGGACTGGGGAAGGCTTGGAAGCGAGGCTTTCACGGTCGGAATGGAAAATCCCCTTTGTGGGGGCAAATGCAAAGGTGGGACAAGCTCGACCCGTTTGTGGAGCAGTTGTCAAAGGCAAATCGTTGTGTTATTTGGGGAGGGAACTTCTATGATTTGGGGGTGTCTCGGTGTTGGTTTGTATGGGACAAGTTGCAGAGTAATAGGGGAGCCGATTGTGAGTTGGCCTGGGTAAAGGCGGACTTGCCCCCCAAAGTCTTTCGGATGTCTCGAATAGATGCTTATGTTAATAAGGCGGAGGGTGAGGAGAAGGTTCACCCGGCGCAAAAGCCTTTGGTGTTAATGCAGTGGTGTCTGGAGCAGTTGAAGGCTAAAGAGGGTGAACTCGTTTGTGACCCATATATGGGCAGTGGCACGACGGGAGTAGCCTGCGTTAGGATGGGTTTACCATTTGTGGGGGTGGAAGTGGTTGACAAGTTCTTTGAGATAAGTGTGCGACGGATAAAGCGTGCTATTGCCAAGAGAGGGGAGTGCTTTCTATGATAAAGCGCCTTCATCTGCGGAACTTCCAGTCGCACTTTGATACGAGCCTCCGTCTTTCCCGTGGGGTGAACATTATCATCGGCCCTTCGGATGTAGGCAAGACTGCTATCGTGCGCGGGCTGCGTTGGGTTAGATTCAACCGTCCTTTGGGGGAATCCTATCGGCGGCACGGCACCGAGCAGACCAGGGTGCTGGTCGAGACGGACAAGGGAGTAGTGGTAAGAAAGCGCGACGGGAAGAACGGCTATCGGGTAAATGGCAAGTGGCTGGAGGCGATGCGCGGGGAAGTCCCCGAGGCGGTGGCAAAAGTATTGCCTTTGGAGGAGGATCACTTTCAAGGCCAGATGGACTCGCCCTTTATGCTATCCCGGTCGGCGGGCGAGGCGGCGCGGCAGTTGAGTCGGGCTGCGGGGTTGGACGAGATCCAGGGGATTTTCAACTGGCTATCAGTAAAGCTGCGCGCCGTTACCGAGGAGCGGACGCGGGCTGAGGAGGAGCGGGAACAGACCCTTGCTGAATTGCGGGAATCCGAATGGGCGGACAAAGCTATTCCCATTGCACGGGAAGGGCTGGCGGTTCAGGCTAAGTTGGAAAAGGTAGAGGGGCAGGGTGAGCGGCTATCGCGGTTGGTGGGGGAATTGCGGGAGTTAGGAAAGCCACAGCCCGTAGGGGAAAGGTTGGAGGTATTGAAGCGGTTGGAGGTACTGATTGTCAAGCTGTCCGGTCTTGTGTCCATCATGGAGGAGCTAGAGGCGGCCGAGGCGGAGGAGGCAGAACTAAGCGAGCGGGTTTCCACCCTGACTGAGGGATTGCCTGATACTTGCCCGACCTGTGGTCAAACGCTGGGAGAGTCCAAGTGAACCATTTGATTGTCACGGCTGATTGGCATCTCGACGAAATCAAACCCTCTTGCCGGACGGAGCACGAGAACTGGTTGGATACCCAGGCCCGAAAGTTGAAGTGGCTGGGCGACCTGTCCATCCGTTATGATAATTGCCCGATTCTGGTGGCGGGGGATATTTGCAACTATTGGCGCCAGCGCCCCGGCTTTTTGAGTTTCCTGATTCAGAACATCCCACCCAAGGTTTTCTGTATTCCGGGCAATCACGACCTGCCCTATCACAGCATGGGGTACTATTCCCAAAGTGCGCTGCATCTGCTGGAAGTGGCCGGGACGGTTCAGGTGCTGCATAAGCCTACGCAGTTGGAGTCCTCCGCTTGGATTTACCCGCTAGGCTTGAATGTGCCTCCTACTGTCAAACGGAACTGGTCTTCGGAGTTCAACGTGGTGTTGGGACATACGCTTATGTGGCGGGACAAGTGCCCGCCTTGGGCGGAGCATCTGCATGGGGAAGGTCATTATTCGGCACAGAAGTTGTGGCCTTTGATAGACGAGTGCGTTGGGCTAGTCGTCACGGGTGATAACCATGAGTGTTGGGTGCGTTGGGAGGCACTGGCCGGTCGGGCTTGGATTAACCCTGGTAATTTGTTACGCTACACCCTAGCGGAGTGCGATAACATTCCGGCGGTGTATGTGGTGTCTTTCGAGGACACTAAGATAACTGCTCTCAAGTTTGAGAAGTGCCCTGATCTGGTCCCGGTGAAGAGCAACATAGACGTGGAAGCCGAGATAAACAATTTCCATCGAGCATTGCGGGACGATGTGGCACTGAGGAAGGGGCTGTCTTTCTCCTCGCAGTTGCGGGAGTTCCTAGCGGCAGAGGGCTGCTCCGATTCTGTGCGGAAGGTGATGGAGCAGGCTTTGAAGGAGTGGAAAGATGAAGCTCGCTGAAGTCAGGCAGCGGATTGAGCAGCTAGAGGAGGAGCGGGATAAGCAACAGCAGGTTGAGGGAAAGATTCAACGCATTCGTGAAGAGATGTCCAGGGAGTTTGGGGTAAGTACCCTAGAGGCAGCGGGGAAGTTGAGGGAACGTTTGGACAGCCGGCGGCAAAGGCTGGAGGCACGATTGGAAGAACTAGAAAGCAAGGCAAAGGAAATCATCCCATGAGTAACCACCGAAACGATGCTTTGACCAAAGCTGATGCTGTTCTAGCTAAAGCCCTTTGTGCTACAGATAAAGCGCAACAGGACTTGGCCAGGGCTGTTTCCAGGAAAACCAAAGTCGTTGCCAACTTAGCTAAGGCTGAAGCCGCTTGGAATAAAGCATATACTGGTCTTTTTGAAGCTGCTATAGCTAAAGAGACTGTTTTAGCCAAAAGGAGTACCAGTCATGAGTAACTGGAATACTGTGTTGACCGAGGCTACCGCCGCCCTTTCCCAGCGTCGCAAGGCTAAGCAGCGGCTGGTACATTCTACCAGCAAGTTGCGGCAGGCGCGGGGGCGTATTTCCAATCTGACGGAGTCCCGGACGCTCTTTCAGAAGTTCGCTACCCAGTTACAGAGCCGGGTTGAGGGGGCAGTAGGGACCGCGGTGAATAATTGCCTCAAACGGGTATTCGGAAAGGATTTTCACTTTAGGTTGAGGTTTGAGTCCAAGCGGGGGAAGACCGAAGCCAGCCTGTTTTTCCAAAGCAAGGGCGCCCGCGAGGATGCCCTAGAGTCGCGGGGTGGGGGCGTAGTGGACGTTACGGCCTTCGCCTTGCGGCTGGCCACGCTGAGGTTGGCGGGGCAACTGCAGCCCGGTTCGACACTGGTGCTGGACGAGCCTTTCCGCTTCGTTTCCCCCACTTATCGGGATGCGCTGGGCCGCATGTTAGAGACGGCGGCGGTTGAGTTTGGGGTCCAGTTTATTCTTGTGACTCACGACGACCTGCCTACTGTTTCAGGCCGGGTGTTTACCCTTCGCCCCGGCCGGCGCGGCGCTTTTCTAGAGGGAAAAGTCCAAGCTAAGGAAGCTAAGGACAAGGGCGAAAAAAAGGTTTGATTTGATTTGCTTCTCATGCACGGGCGCGCTATGGTAAAGTAGTGACCCAAAAAGTGTGGAAGGTGTAGTTTGTGTAACAAGGGTGCAAAAGCAACTTTTGCGAAAGCCGCAGCCAAGAACCTTCTTGGTGGGACCAAGGGGGCGAAGGCGGCTGTGGCAAGAGCGTTGCGGACTCCCCGCCGGACGATTGAGCCGAAGCCTTCTCGCCTGGGGGGGACGATAGTAACCAAAAAGGGTAACACCTTTACGACCCGACAAGTCCGGGCGTTCGGCATTTCGCGAGCGATGGGTGGGGGCGGTGCGGCACCAAAGAAGAAGAAGCGCCGCACGAGATAGATTTCCGATTTCCCCCGCATCAGGTGATGTAAGGGGAAGGTAAACACAAAACCCCAATGAAAGGGTTCAACCATGTGCGGCCCCAGTTATGAGACCCGCGCCAAGATGAACCTGATCTCCGGCGGCAAGCCGCGCCGCGGCGAGGGCGCTGCCGCCCGTCGCGCTGCGGCGCGCATCCGCACCCTCGGGGTGTAATCGCATCCCAAGGTTCTCCAGGCCTGGGGGACTGAGTACCGAAAGGGAAAAGTCCCCTTTCCTGCATAGAAGCTACCGATGAAACAACACTGGGCAGGTGCAAATCATACCGTCGCAATGCGTGACTTACTCCTTTCCTCACGCTCTGCGCCCTCCGTCGTGGATCGCCAGGCCTCCCCTCGCGGTTCTGGGTCGCGGTGCCCTGCCCAGTGTCTTTCTAACCCTAGAGCCTAACCATGGCGTACAAGAACCTAAAAAAGCTACGTTGCAAGCGACGCAGGACCATACCCCCGCCGGGACACGGACCCCCGCATGATCGTGCTGTAACGGCCACGAAAATGGCCTCCCTGGGCATGAAGAACGGGCATAAGAACGGTAAGAACGGCAGCAAGTATGATGAGCAGGCTCATCCCTTGCTGGTTTTGCGTTGTATGGCTGAGGGGGCCAGCAAGGAAGAACTGTGTTTGGAGATGGGGGTCAACCCGGACACACTCTTCGAGTGGCAGAAGGTCCACGCGTCCTTCGCCAACGCTATCCGGGTGGGGGAATTGCTCAGTCAGGCTTGGTGGCTGAAGGTTGGCCGGGAGAACATTTGGAATTGTCGTTTCAATTCGATTCTGTACATGATGAACATGCAGAATCGCTTTGGCTGGACCCGTAAGATGGATGTGACGGGGAAAGCAGACGTGTCCCATTCTGGTACCGTGACCGAGAAAAAGGAAATTACCCTTGACCTCAGCGCTGGCAGACGCGCCGAAGTCGCAGCTATCCTCCTTGGAGCAGGCTTGCTCAACAAGCCCAAGGCTGAGAAGGCTGTTGACACCGAAATGGTCGAAGTACATACCGCATAGCCCAACGCCCAAGCAGGAAGCCTTTCTGCTATTGGACGATGTGCTAGAGGTACTGTACGGCGGTCAGGCGGGCGGAGGGAAGAGTGATAGCATTCTAATGGCTGCTCTGCAGTATGTTGATATTCCTGGCTATAGCGCCCTGATTTTGCGTAAGACTTATGCGGACTTGGCGCTGCCCGAGGCAATCATGGATCGGTTTGTGGAATGGGCAGCCAACACCGATGTCCACTGGGATGGTGGAGCCAAGCAAGCGGTCTTTCCTAGCGGCGCCAAGTTGGTATTTGGGTATCTGGCCTCGTCCAGCGACCATTTGCGGTATCAATCCGCTTCCTTCCACTTTATTGGAATTGATGAAAGCACTCAGATACCCTGGAATCAGCAGCGTTACCTATTCAGCCGGTGCCGCCGCCTGGAGAAGGTCAAGGGGGACATTCCTCTGCGCTATCGGCTGGCCAGCAATCCTGGTGGCCCGGCGCACGAGGAAACCCGGACCCATTTCATTGATTCCCCCAACACCGCGTCCAAGGTCTTCCTGCCTGCCTCGTTGGAGGACAACCCGTACCTGGATCGGGAATCTTACGAGAGGTCCCTCAGCAAACTGGACCCCGTCACTCACCGCCAGTTGCGGTACGGTGATTGGTCCGTAGTCCAGCAGGGCAACATGTTCCGCCGGGAATGGTTCAAACTGGTCAGTTTGGGGGACGCCAAGGCGCGCAAGGCCACCCTGCGCTGGTGGGATTTAGCGGCTACCGACGACGCGGGCGATTGGACGGTGGGAATCCGCATGAGTTGGTTACAGGACAATACCTACTTGATTGAGGACGTCCAGCGCGTCCAGTATTCACCCCACATGACTGAGCGCCTGATTCGCGCCACTGCGGCGATAGACGGAATCAGTTGTGAGATCTGGATGGAGCAAGAGCCGGGAGCCAGTGGGAAGATTGTCATTGACCACTACAAGCGGAATGTGCTGGCCGGTTACGCCTTTCATGGGGAACCCAGCACCGGGCCGAAGAACGAACGGGCTAAACCCCTGAGCGCAGCTTGCGAAGGCGGTTTGGTTCTCCTCGTCCGGGGAATTTGGAATGATTGTTTCCTGAATGAACTGGTTGCTTTCCCCACCGAGTTCGTCCACGACGACCAAGTGGATTGCGCCAGTTCCGCCCATGCGAAGTTAGTCAGCAAACGCAAACGAGCCGGAGCGTGGTAATGAAAACCAACAAACAGCAAGTGACCAGGGTTTTGAAGACCCTTGGTGGTTCTGGCTCAGGGAACTTTGGCCATGCTGGTAGGCCTGGGGAAGTAGGCGGCAGCGGCGACGAAGGTGGTGAAAAGATCAGTCTTTCCGCGTTATTGAAAGGACGCACTGAGTACCGGAAAGTTGAGAAGCTGCTTGAAGCGGGAGCCTCTTTGGGGGAAACCAGGGAGGAGCAGGACAGGAAGGAATCTGCCTTCCAGGCTTGCCGGGGGGCTAGACAGGAATTGTTTGACCGCTTCCGCAAATTATCTCAGGAGCAGCAAGTCAGGAGTCGTGAGACGGTGGATCGGGTTACGGATAAGGCTATGGAGGCAGCTAGAAAATCTTGGGACAAGGAAGGGGAGTTGTATGCGGCGAAGGAGGCGGCCATCAAGGTTTTTGATAAGGCATTGGGGAATCCGATAGAGTAACCCCAGCTATGAGGCCACCGAGCCCATAACCTAGAATAAACCCGGAAACAGCTAGGAAATCCCCCTATATGCGCCGAACCAAATATACCCCCGAGATGCTGAGGGAAATGCAGACCAACGCCCAGGCCCAAGCCTCGACGTTCCTGGGGCTGCGAACCCTGTCCACGGTCTTGGGGTCACGTGATAGTCTGGCCGGGCTGTTGGGGCGTAGCTTCAACGATAACCGGGACTACTACAAATCCTTTGGCTGGAAGCGTGAGCTAAGCCTGTACGACTATCTGGCCATGTACGAGCGCAACCCGGTTGCGGGACGCATTGTGGATGCCGCCCCGGATGGTTGCTGGAGGGAAGCGGCTACTATCGGGAAGGACGGGGATGCCCTCAACAAGGCGTGGAAGGATTTGGACAAGCGGGTGCATATCCTGCAGAAGTTGCATATCCTGGACTGTTTGACCGGGGTGGGGCAATACGGGGTATTGTACCTGAACTATAACGACGGGGTCGATCCGATTGAACCTGTGCGGGGCGGGAAGACCCTGGCTTTGACCAATGCGGTGCCGTTGAGCCAACTCCACGCGATGCCCCAGCAATGGGTCGAGGATACGAAGGACGAACGCTATGGGCTACCCCAGACCTACAATCTGACGCTCCCTGGGGCGATGACTGGATCGGACAAGAGCGTGCTGGTCCATGCTTCCCGGTGCATTCACGTTATCGAGCGTCCTTTGGAGAGCGAGGTGTATGGGCGCCCGCGTCTCCAGCGCTTGTATAACTTCCTCTATATGCTGGACCAGACCATCGGGTCCAGCGGGGAGATGTACTGGCAGGGTGCCTTCCGGGGCAGTGCCTTTATCGCCGATCCCGAGGCGGATATGGGGGCGACGGATAAGGCGGCGATGACCGAGCAGATTGAGGACTACATTCACAAGCTGCGCCGCTATATGCGTCTCCAGGGAGTGCAGATTCACGACTTCCCCTCGCAGGTTGCGGACCCGGCGGGGGTCGTGGACGTTATCCTGACCCTCATCAGTATTGACACGCGCATTCCCAAACGTATCCTCCAGGGTGCGGAACGGGGCGAGTTGGCCAGCAGTCAGGATGAGGTCAATTGGATTGCGCGCCTGGACGAGCGCCGGGAGCAGTTCTGCGAGCCGGTTATCCTGCGCCCGGTGATTGACCAACTCATGCAGAACCGGGTGCTGCCCGCCCAAGCCGACTATGAGGTAACGTGGCCGGAGTTGGCCGAGCCCACTGATGCGGACAAGGCGGCGTTAGGGCTACAGTATAGCCAGATGCTGACCAGCTACGTCCAGAGCGGTCTGCGTGCTGTGATGACCTTTGAGACCTACCTAATCAAGGTGATGAACTTCAGCGAGCAGGATGCTGAGGAGTTGGCCCAGGAGGCCGACCAGCAGGAGAAGGTGCGGGCGAAGCAGGAAGAGAAGGATCGGGCAACGCAGGCGAAGTTGCAGGCGAAGTTCGGCCAGCCCGGAGCCCGTGGGATTCCCCCGGTCAAACCCTTCGCTCCCAAGGGCGCGACGGGCACCTTCGGGAAAGTCCCCATGACCCTGAGCAAAAAGCGCAAGGCATAACGTGAAGACTACCAAGCAACAGCTTACCCGCGTCTTTCGCACCCTTGGGGGTGCGGGTAGCGGGAACTTTGGCCATGCTGGTAGGCCCGGCGAGGTCGGGGGGAGTACTTCTTCTGGGGACTCATTCCTGCCTGGGAGCATGTCGACCGACCAGTACTTCGACATGATCTATTCCCATAAGTCGGAGATCGCCCAAGCGAAGGCGTTATACCAGGCGGCGGGAGTCAAGCCCGAGCAGGTTCAGTTGGTGGACGGGGTAATGCACCGCTACTTCAGCGATGACTGTTCTTTGGTGAATCACGCTTTGAGGTTCAAGGGGGTGATGGGGAAAGAGCAGCAGCTAATGAACCAAGTCGTGTCCAACGCCGGCCCGTTTGCTAACAAGCAGGATACGGTTTATCGGGGACTGTATTTTCCCCAGGGCGAGGGTCAAGACTTCTTGAAGGGCTTGGTTCCGGGCAACACCATTTCCGACCGGGGGTTTCAGTCTACCAGCATCGAGCGGAAGGTTGCTTCAGACTTCGCCCTCCTCCACGAGGAAAGCTTCCCGCTTCCTAACCGAAGCGGGGATCGGGTGATGCTTACCATTACGGGCGCGAAGGGGGCAGGAATGCTGGTGCCCAGGTTTATGAACGACGAATTTGAGAAGGAAGTGCTGCTCCCCGCCGGGACCGCCTATCGGATTGAGAAAGTGACGCAGGTGAGGGGCGAGTGGAATGTGAAGGTTTCGGTGGTCAAGGGCCGGGGCAAGGCAGGGGTGAGGGGCAATGCGGCACAACGTTCGCCGCGCCGGCGCAAGCCTACCTTTGCGGAACGCATGGCCAACCCCGAAGGATTAGTGGTCGAGGCAGTATGAAGTGCAGTTGCATAGTCAGGGCGCTTAGGGCGAACGCGGGGAATGCCCCGCAGACGCTGAATCAGGCCCCTGCGGCGCACGACGAGGGCCAACCCCTAGTCTCCGGCCTTTCGCCCCTGGACCCGACGCTTACCGGCGATTTGCGGGACGATCTGGTTCGGGAGGTCGTGGCCCGCTTCCGCCGGCTTGCCGAGCGCATCGAGAAGATGTTCCCCCACTTCTTCCCCGAGGTAGCCGGGCTGGCCACGCATGGCGGGGCTGGCTCAGGTAACTTTGGCCATGCAGGCAGGCCGGGGGAAGTAGGGGGCAGTGGGCCTTGGACAGGCAAAGTATTGTATGCTGATGAGGAAGGGGAAATCCCCGGAGCAGATCAGGCTTGGGAAATTGCAAAAAAGTCCGGTATCAATATCTTGTCGGATAAGGAACTGACTGCGATGGCTTATGAGGGGAAGAAAGTAGTGGGAGCACTCTTTACTTCCCTCGTAGGAGGCGAGTTCTCTTTTGATATTGTAGTTGACCCCAAGGCCGGGGGGAAAGGGATAGGGACTAGGTTGGCCCAAGAGGGTTTGAGGGCATTTCGGGAAGTCGAGGAAATGGGCGCGGTCTTGAAGTTGGATGTAGTGTCTCCTACGATGGAGCGTATCCTTCAAAGATTGGGGCTAAAGGTTTCGGAGCGCATCGGTGAACATGTTATGATGGGGTATGCGGCTAATTCCCTGGTCACTAACGCGCCGGGCGACTTCAACCGCAACCCGTCCAAGACCCAGATGTTCCTGGACTGGCTGAAGGAGGTCGAGGAAGAGGAGGGTGGGGTAGCCGAGAAGGGCTGGTTAGACGATGCCTTGGCGGGGGCAATGGCGCGGGGTTCGCGGCAGGCTATCGGCCGCTTGCGCGGCAGCAAGTTTGGCAAGCGGCTGCCGGCGGACGATGCCCAGGCGTCGGCAATGCTGGGAGCGACGGCCGGAATGCGCGACCGGGCGGAAATGCTGTTCACCCGTGCCTATGGGGATTTGAAGGGGGTCACGGCCAAGATGGACGCCCAGATCGGCCGGATTATGGCGGAGGGGGTTATGGCCGGGAAGAATCCCAAAGCCATTGCCCGTGAGTTGGCCAACGAGGTGGAGGGGATGACACTGCCACGGGCGCGCACCCTGGCCCGCACGGAGATTGTCCGGGCGCACCACGTTGCTACCATCCAGAGCTATCGCGAGCTAGGTGTGGTGGGGGTCGAGGTAGTCGCCGAATGGCTGACTAGCGGGCTGGACAATGTCTGCGAGGAGTGCGAGGAGTTAGAGGGCAAGCAGTTCACGCTGGACGCGATTGAGAATATGATTCCCCTGCACCCGAATTGCAAATGCACTTGCGTTCCTGTGGTCGAGGAGCCGAGCGAGGATCTGCGGGATGAGGCGCCGGCCCGGACCGAGTGGGATGAAGAGCAGGAAGAACCGGCCGAGCCCTTGTCTGAGGCAAACCCGGAGATCCGGGATATGTCGGCCGAGGAGTTGGCTGACTACGCGCCGGCCGAGGAGTTCGATTTGGGGGACACTCCGTTGCTCTTGCAGCGCGAGGTTGTGGAGGGCTTGGACGCGGCCCTGCCCGCGGGGGCGGACGTCCAGTTGGATGCGGTACGGTTGGAAGGCGGCGAGCTAATGCGCGGCAGTTATGCAGGCTATGCGGAGAGCCAGGGCAAGCGGGAAATCCTGCTGACCCCTGACTTGCCGTGGCTGGCGGGGGAAATCGCCACCAAGCACGAGAAGTGGCAGGAGCGCAAGGGATTCACGTCCAAGGCTGCCTCGCGCAAGGAGGGTCGTAGCTGGCGGTGGTCAACGGCGATGGACTCGCCCGCGCCCGTGCGCGACCTGACTCTCCATGAGGCCAGCCATGCCCTGTTCGAGCAGAATGGGGAAGTGGCAATGGCTTTCTTGAAGAAGGTGCGCACCGAATACGACGCTTACGACGATGTAATGCTGAAGGACAAGGTGCTCCGGCGCGATGCCCGCTACGTTAGCGAGGCGGCGGTGGAGGACGAGGGCGAGTTGTTTGCCGAGGTCAGTACCCTGATGCTGGGGGGTCGGGAAAAGCAAGTCCCAGCCAAGTTGAGGACCGCTTGGGAGGCGGCTCGTGAAGTAGTGAAAGGGGAGTCAAAGTGAACGCGAAGTACCAAGCGATGCTGGATGCAATCAAGCCGGCGGAGATCAATCGGCGGGACGATTGTACGATTGTATCCGCAGCGGGTGGCTGTGCCTTTGTGACCGACCCGGAGCAACCCCATTTGGGGGGCAATCTGGAGGGCGGCGATCCTGGCACGTCCTACCCCCATACGCTGTGGCCCTGGCTGTTGGGGTACTACCAGCCCAAAACCTTCCTCGACGTTGGCTGCGGGGAAGGGGGCGCCGCCGAATGGTTTGCCCTGCGGGGGGTGTTCAGTATCGGGGTGGATGGCCTGGACCGCAACGTGAGCGTAGCGCGGACCAAGCGAATCTGCTGTCACCAGCACGACTTCACAACCGGGTGCTGGCCCTTGTCTTTCGCGGTGGATTTGGTCTGGTGCTGCGATATGCTGGAGCATGTTGAGGAGCAGTACCTGGGCAATGTCTTCGCGGCCCTGCGGCTGGGCAAGGTTGTGGTAGTGGCGCACGGAACCGAAGGGCACGGCGGCACGGGCTGGCATCATGTAACCAACAAGTCCGATGATTGGTGGATTGCCAAGTTCAAGGACGAAGGGTTTGTGCTGGACCAGGATCAGTCCATTCGGTCGCGCCTTGTGGCCTTGAGTGGGTGGTATCCGCTATCGGGCAAAGTCTTCCTCAATGACAAAGTCTTTCTCAATGATACGAGGGGCATCTAGTGAAGACGTGCCGGGAACAATTGATTCGTGCCCTACTGCTGCTGGATCGGCGGCAGGATGCGATTGATTCCTACGTCCCTGCCAGCCGGGAAAAGCGCGAGGCCGCGGTCGCGGATGAACAGTGGCTGATGGAATTGTTCCCGGACGCTGAGCACGTTGGCGGGCAGAGTGCCCTGGATGGAATTGTATACCTGCCTTCTGGTAAGGTGCTGCACATCGAATGCAAAACCATCTTCCCCACCGCGGCCAACGACAAAATCACGACGCATCCTGAATCGCGCTTGCGCAAGGAAATGGTAACCGAGGAAACCCGCCGGGCGGAGGGACACACCTTTGCCTTTGACCGGCGCACGAGCCCGCCCACCGTGTACCACAAGGCCGGATTCGGTGCTTTCCGCCTATCGGCGATGAATCGCATTGGACCCCAAGATGCCGCGACGGTGCGCTCTTATCTGAAGGAGGCTTTCGGGTGAGTTGGTCAATTTTCTGTATGCAGTGTGAGCGATACCTGCGGGACGGTTGCTGCGCCGCGTTCCCGGACGGTATCCCCCGCGACATTCGCAAGGGCAAGGTGGTCCACGACAAGCCCTACCCTGGAGATCGCGGGATCGTGTACAAGCAAGCAGCGGAGTTCAACCCCCAGGTGAAACAATGAGGAGGACGAACAAAAACCTAGTCACAAATCAGACGGCTCTGCAGGAGCGGTTCTGCACCCACCTTGCCTCGCCAAGTGGCAAGATGCGGGCGGAATCGTTGGATGGTAAACACTACTTGGTCGGCCCTGTGGTAATGATTCGGGAGGGTGTCTGGAACGACATTCTCTACACAGGGGACGAACTGAGCAAGTTTGCCGAGGCTTGGAATGGTCGGCCGGTTACGGTCAAACACCCGGAGAAGGCTGGGAAGCGCGTGAGCGCGAACCAACCCGATCTCAAGCGCGTGGACATCGGCGTGGTCTACAATACGACCTATGAGGCACCCCGCCTCAAGGGCGAGTTGTGGCTGGAGATGTCCAAGCTGCGGAAACTGAATCCGCAACTGGCCGGTCGAGTGGAAGCAGGCAAGCCCATCGAGGTCAGCACGGGACTGTTCCTCGAAGCCTCCGTGCAGAACGGCGAGTGGCAGGGCAAGCCCTATTCCGCAATCAGTAAGAACTACCGACCCGACCACCTGGCATTGCTGCCCGACGAAAAGGGCGCGTGTTCGTGGGAGGCGGGGGCAGGATTCCCGCGTACCAACAGCAAAGCAACCCAAACCGAAGAGGAGGTCCCGATGGACCGCAAGAAGGCAGTGGCGAAGCTCGTCAAGAGCAATCTCGCCACGAACGAGGAAGTGACCATTCTGGAGGCGTTGGACGCCGACGCCTTTGAGATGGTCGTGAACGCCCGCGAGGAAGCCGCCGCTGCGAAGGCTGAGGCGACGACCAAGAAGCAGGCGGACGACAAGGCCGAGGCGGATGCCAAGGCGGAGGCCGAGAAGCAGTTCAAGGCCAACGTTGAGGCTGAGGTCAAGAAGCGGCTCGCCGCGAACGCCGAGCAGGCGGGCGACCGTGAAGTCACCGACGAGGAACTCGAGGCCCTGATGCAGCAGCGCATCAATGCGGCGGTCGAGGAGAAGGTGACGAAGCTGGTTCCGATGCTCGTGAAGAATGCGGGCGAGGAAGCGGCGAAGCGCGAGTTGGTGGACGAGATCACCGCCACCAAGAGGGTCAAGATCAGCGAGAAGTCGCTGATGGCGATGGAGACGAACGAACTGCGCGACCTGCTGCGGACCGTGAGTCCGGCGATGGCCCTGCGGTATGGCTTCGAGGCCAACGAGGACGAGGAAGCGGAGAAGGTGCCGGAGCCGCCGAAGGTCGACTGGCAGGGCGCGCTGAAGACGCTGGACGCGAGAGCCTAACGGCGTCTAAGGCCCACAACCCCAAAGAACGAGGAAACACAACATGGCAAATCGCACGATCACCCTGCAGAGCGACGGCCCCATCAAGGAGGCGCTTGCGGCGGCGGCTATCTACCCCGGCGAAATCCTCCAACGGGTTCCGGCGGCGGCCACTGTGCGTCGGCACGGGAACAGCCTCGACTACTGCCAGCCTCTGCTGGTGGCGCTTGAGGACGAGAACCAGGGCAACGAAATCACGGAAGCCTACGCGGCGGGGGACCGAGTCTTCTTCCGCGCCCCCCAGAAGGGCGACGTGATGTTGCTCCGCGTGGCTCAGGGCTACAACGTGACGAAACATGCGCCTGTCTACAGTAACGGCGATGGCCGGCTGCGGACGGGTTCGGGCACGGTCAAGGAAGGCGCGCTGGTAGGCATCTCGTTGGAGGCGGTCAACATGTCCGACTCCAGCAAGGCCGACCCGGATTCCTTCATTGAAGTGGAGATTGCCTAAGCGTAAGCTGGGCACTCCGAAACCCCCCCTACGAGAAGGACGGAACGATGAACGCAATGAAGAATTGGATTCGCGGCCCGGCTACCGTGGATGTCATCCACAACGGCCAGAGTCACGGCGACGTGGCCACCCGGCTCCTCCAGACCAACATGGACGTCCGCGCCCTGCGCACGAACGACCTGTTGCGGCACGACGAGTGGAAGTACTACGACGAGGCCGTCGTGGCAGCCTTCCAGAAGCGGCTGGTCGGTGTCACCGACCTGATGGGCCGCGGCCTGTCGCTGAACATCCCGAATGGGATGGGCACCACGGTCCTGCAGCATGAGGACGTGAGCGACATGAACGGTGCCAACCTCAGCATGGACGCTGTTACGCGGGGTAACAACGACCGTGTGAAGTTCGGCATCAAGTACCTGCCCTTGCCGATCATCCACAAGGACTTCCAGATCAACATCCGCGTCCTCAGCGCGTCGCGCAATCGCGGGCACGTCGGTCTGGATACCTTGCAGGCGCAGTTGGCGGCAAGGAAGGTGGCCGAGAAGGCGGAAGACATGCTGTTCTGCGGGGCGAGCACGTTCGCCTACGGTGGCGGCACGATCTACGGGTACATGGACTACCCGTACCGTGAGTCGGTCACGCTGACGGAGCAGTGGGATGCCACCGCCTGCACGGGCGAGGACATCAAGAACATGGTGAAGACCATGAAGCAGGCGGCCATCGACAACCGCCGCTATGGTCCGTACATGCTGTACGTCCCGTCCGGCTACGAGACGAAGCTGGACGACGACTACAGCACGACGTCCCCGAACACCATCACGGTGCGCGAGCGCTTGATGAAGTTGGACAACATCGCGGGCATCCGCGTGGCCGACTTCCTCACCGCGCACAACGTCCTCCTCGTCCAGATGGACGTGGAGACGGTGCGGATGGTGCAGGGCCTCCCCGTCCAGACCATCGAGTGGCGGACGGAAGGCGGCATGGTCAGTCACTTCAAGGTGATGACCATCCTGGTTCCGCAGATGCGGAGCGATCAGGACAACTACTGTGGTATCATCCACATGGCCTGATCGGACCCCGTTCCTCAACACAGGGCTAACCATGCCCGGTGTTTCCCCTAACCCCAATCTCCTACACAAGGAGTACCTAGAATGCAGTATCGTTTGATGTGCGGGAATCATCGCGAAGGGAACAAGAAGTACGAGCAGGGAGCGCTGGTGAACAGTGACCGTCCCCTGGACCGGATTTTCACTGGCAAGTTTCATCGGGTGCTGGAGCCGGCGGCGCTGGACCAGACCCGCGCCCGTCGGCGCACGGTTCCCCCAGGGACACGCCCGACTGCCGTTGTGCGTCCGACTGGTGATGGGTATGATGTGCTGAACCCGGCCACGGGCAAGCGCATCAACACCCAGGCGCTGACCGAGCAGGAAGCGCAAGCGATGGTGGAAGGCCGCTAGGAATGAAGGGGTACTGGACTCCGCCAAAGATATGGGACGGATCGACCGCCGTTATCATTGGCGGAGGCCCGTCCCTAGAGGGTACTAACTTGAAGCTGCTCGAACACCCTCGCCACCCCTCGATCAGGGTCATCGGTTGTAACGATGCCTTCCTGTTGGGGGACTGGATCGACGTGTGCTACTTTGGCGACTGGAGTTGGTACGAACTCTTTGAGAAAGATCTCGACCAGTTTCCGGGCCTCAAGGTAACGTGCCAGGAGCGTTGTGCGCATACGGATTGTGAGGGCATTTTGGTTGTGCGCCGGGAAATCCGGGGCTGTTTCATCGACGGCCGTGTCGGGTGGAATATGAACACCGGCACCAGCGCTATCAATCTGGCCATTCTGTTCGGGGCGCGCAAAGTGGTCCTGGTCGGTTTCGACTTCAAGCTGGCGCCCATTACAGGAGAGCCAAATTGGCATCCGCCGCGGGGACGTGCCCCGAATGCGGAGAAGATCAAGGTCTGGCTCGACCATATGGAAACCCTGCACGAAAATATCGAGTTCTTCAAGAAGCGGGGCGACCTGCCCGCCGCCTTCGAGGTAGTCAATGCTTCTGAAGATACCGCGTTGCCTTTCTTCCGCCGCAGCACTTTGGCAAAAGAGGTAGCCGCATGAGCGTTTGGTATGCTATCGCGACGGCCAACCCCGAGAATGCCCAGCGGGTATTTCCATTGTGGAAAGCCAAAGGGTACAAGGTGTGCGCTTTCATCGATCTCCATGCCCCGGTGCCTTATCGGAAACAGATCGACTTGGTGCTGGAGGGTGTGTACACTGGCTGGCCTAACGTCGTTAATGGGATGTGCCGCATTCTGCTGAACCACGATCCCCAAAGCACCGCCATCGTTACGGGAGGCGACGATATGTGGCCGGGCGACCATGATCCCCAAGCCGAGAAGATTGAAATGGACTTCCTGTATCATTTCGGCGGCTCCTGCGGGATAATGCAGCCTACCGGAGATCGGTGGATGCTGGATAAGGACGGGAAAGCCGCGAGCGAGCGTATCTGTGGTTCACCCTGGATGGGCCGCGATTACATTCTGCGGGCTAACGGTGGCCGCGGGGTGTTCTGGCCCGAGTATCACCAATTCTTTGCCGATGAGGAATTGAGGAACGTTGCGGATAAGCAGCGCCTGCTTTGGCAACGGTCGGACCTGACCCATTATCACGATCATTGGAGTAGGCGCAAGGTGTCGCGCCCCGAGTATTTGGTAAAGGCCCAGCGGGGCTGGGCGCAGGATCGCGAGTTGTTTCACGAGCGGCAATCCCAGGGATTCCCTGGCTACGAGTTATCGGAGAGGGAGCTATGTACAGCCTCCATTGGATGAATCCCCAGTCGCCGACTGTGATAAACGTAGTTACGGATTGGATTCGTCCTGCCTATCTCAAAGGGCAGGAGCGGCAGCGGGAATCCTGCCATCGTTTTGGGTGTGATTACATGCACTGGACGGCGGAGTATCCGATGGGCAGTCCCCAGCATCTGGAGCAGCCCTACGCCTTTAAGATTCATGCTTTGGAGGCGGCTCGGGAGCAGGTGATGCGCAAGACCAATCGGGTTGTCATTTGGGCGGACAGTTTTTCCTGGCTCATTCGCGACCCGAAGCCTTTGGTGGACGAGGCCCAGCAGAAAGGCGTTGTGTTGTGGGGTGGTGGGGCGCCGTTGTCCCGCTTCTGTTCGGATGATGGGCTGGCCATCCTTGACCTATCCCGCGACCGGGCGCAGGATATTGAGTTGCTGGCTGGGTCGGTCTTCCTCTTCGATTTCGCCAAAACTCTAGCGCACGAGGTTTTTGCTGAGTTGAAGGAATTGTATGCGCGGGGTTTGATCTATGGCCCGTGCATAAACTCCAGCAACCCGGAGGCAGTCCGTTCCCTTTATGCTGCGGGCTATAAAGGGCGGTCGGAGGGACCGTGTAGCGACGACCCGCGGTGCTATGGCCACCGGCACGACGAGGTGGCGCTGTCCTACATAGCCTGGAGACGCAAACTCCCGACCAAGAAGTTGGGGGACGGTTTCGGGGCGTACCTGCGGGAAAACAGCCCGCCGGAACTTATCATTGCCAGCGAAGGTTGCTAGGAGGCTCTACCCATGAGTCTGGAGTTCGAGACGATTCACGAGCACACCGTAGCCACCAACCAGTTGCACCCGCTTGGCTGGGTATTGGATGGGGGCTGTCGGGGCTGGGGATTCACCGAGCACTTTATGCAGCACAAGCAGCGTGTGGTGGCGGTGGATGCCGACCCCGATGTGTTTGATAACATACCGGACGTCGACCGGGCATTTTGCGCGGCGTTGTCGCACGTTTCGGGCCGGGGGTACTTCGATGTAGGGAGGCCCCCTCAAGCGCGTAGGATAGCCCTGGAAAGCGGTCCTGACACGATTCCTGTGAATACGATAACCATCCTGGACTTGATGGCCCGGAGCGATGTGTGTTATTGGGAATTAGTGAAGCTGGACATCGAAGGCGCCGAAATCGGGATTTTGAAGAACTGGCCAAAGATTCCGATAGCCACTCAAATATCTGTGGAGTTTCACGGGCACGAGGCTCCTGACTATTCAGTGTGGCAGGGCGAGGTGGACGAGGTTGTGCAGCACTTGAAGGAGTGCGGCATGATTTCGGTTCAGCACAGCCTTTCCCGGCGGCATGGTTTGTCCGTGTTCAACTATTGGGATAGTCTGTTTCTTTGGAGAGAGCGGCTATGAGCCCCCAGATTCACCTAGTAATTCCTACCATTCGGCAGAGTGAGCTTGAGGCTTGCTTAGCAAGTGTGGCTGGCTGCCTGCCCCTACCGAACAAGGTATGGGTGATGCAGGATGCGGAGGAGTTTACTCTCCGGCTTCCCCGATACGAACAGTTGAATATAGTGGGGGTATGCCGCGAGGACACCCGACGTGATTGGGGTGAGAACTTCTGGATTCTGTCCAAGCGCAATGCCGCCTGTCGGATTTACGGCTTTTGGCGGGCCTTCAAGGAAGGGGCGGACATAATCGTTACCTTGGATGATGATTGCCGAGTCAGGGCCAATCACTTTTCCGAACATCAAAAGTATTTGGCTGCAACCTACGGGGAGCCCGCTTGGTTTTGTACTGTGCTGTCCCCGGATAAACCGGCGCGAGGCACCCCTTACCAAGCCTTGACCCGGCCAGTCCAGGTGCTGTTGAATCATGGTTTGTGGACTGGGACGCTGGACTACGATGCCCCTTCCCAGTTGTATACCGGGGGTCGTTCTCAAGGAAGTAATTTGGTGTGTCGGGGAGTGGAGAGTTATTGCGTTGTGCCCCCGCAGGTATACTTCCCCATGAGTAGTATGAACCTAGCATTTCGGCGGGAACTTATCCCGGCGATGTACTTTCCTTTGATGGGGGAGGGGCAGCCCTTTGACCGCTTTGATGATATTTGGGCGGGTATCCTGGTCAAGAAGGTATTGGATACTTTGGGGGCCAGGGCCTGTACGGGATTGCCTGTGGTCGAGCATACCCGAGCGAGCAACCCGCTAAATAATCTGGTGGCTGAGGCTCCGGGCATTTTGTACAACGAGTCCTTTTGGAGGATCGTGGATAGTATTCCTTCGGAGAAGTCCGATACAGTGGCTGGTATCTACGACCATTTGGCTGGCTGGTTGCAATCAGATAGCAAACTGGGGTCTTATCTGAACACTTTGGGAAAAGCAATGTTCGCTTGGTTGGAGATTTGCCGATGAAGACCAGCGCCGAAATTGAACGGTTTGTCCTAAGCCATGTCGATCTCAAGGTCGAGGAGGTCGAGTGTTTGGTGGGCGAGATTGTGACGCGGGACGGCTATCGTTTTGACCAACTCCAGACCTGGACCCCGCCGCCGGAGCAGATACTGGATTTGGGGGCTAATGTAGGGATTTTCACTCTGGCTGCCCGTTGTGCTTTTCCTGAAGTTCCGATTCTAGCGGTCGAGCCGAATAGGAAGGCTATGGACTTGTGGGAGAAGTTTGCGGGCGACCTTCCGGGGGTGCGCGCCTTGCAATGCGGTTTGGGCCACGGTGCATCGAACTTTCTTTCCACTGGTGGGTCGCTCGGCACTCAGCGTTATGGTAAATCACAGAGCGAAGTGGATTATGATGTGGTCGGGTTGCGGCTGAGTGACCTTCCAATTGACTGGGGGAAGAACGTCCTAATCAAATTGGATGCTGAGGGCGGTGAGGACGCAATCCGGGGACACTGGCCGTCCGAGGCTTGTTTGATGAAAGCCTGGGCTATTGTCGGCGAGTTGCATTGGGGGCATCGGTTCGATTGTACGTCGGCCGAGGAGTGGTCGGCGTGGTTCACGAGCACCCTCATTTCAACGCACGATATTATTGTGTGCCGGAACACTCACCCGACCCGCGAGCCTACGACAGGTTCGGGAAACATTGACATCTTCGCCCGGCGTCGGGACGTGCATACGGGAGAGCCAGCATGATTCCCGTCTGTGAATGGATTGTGACCAACGACATTCCTAAGCTGGCACATCCCCCGGTGCGCTACGTCCCGTTGGAGACCCTGGACTTTGGCCGGCGGATGGAGGACGTGGCTGCCGCAGGACCGTGCGTTCTGCTCCTGGGCCGGCACCCCAGCGATGCCGAGTTGACTGAAAAGCTGTACCAGCAGATACCGGAGAACGTGGTTCATATCGTCGCCAACAATGCGGCTATCCGCTTCCCGAAGGTCAGTCTGATGCCGATTGGGGTTCCGGAGGGGACGGCGCGGGGTATGCGGCGGCTTGTGCATCTGGAGCCGGTGAGAATGAACCGGGTTTTGGTGTGCCACGGCGTTCCCGCGAGCAACTGGAAACACCACAATCCGCGGCGCGAAGCCTACGAGTATTTTGGGAAACAGGACTGGGCCTACGCTCCCGAATGCTTGCCTGAGGATGAGTGGCTGCTTCAGTTGCGTCGGCATCGCTTTGTGTGCAGTCCGCCCGGCTCCGGGTGGGACTGTGACCGGACGTGGCAAGCGTTGTATATGGGAGCCTATCCGATTGTGCTGGACAATCCGTTTACCCAGTGGCTCTGTGCGCTGGGCCTTCCGCTCATCAAGGTTGCCCGGTGGGAGGAGGCTACTTTGGACCTATTGATGAACTGGGCTGAAAAGTGGGATTCTGGAGAATGGGGTTGGAGGCATATTTGCTTATCCTATTGGGCGGAGACGCTCAAGACGTGGAGTGCCAAATGTCGGAACCAGTAACAGCAACGTGGTGTCAGTCGGCAAATGTAGGCGACTTCCTTACTCCCTGGCTGATAAAGAAAATCACCGGGCACTACCCAATCTATGCGGAGCCTGTCTCAAAAGGTTCTTATTTGCTAGGGGCGGGAAGCATTCTCACCTGGGCGCAGAAAGGCTGGGTTGTTTGGGGAGCCGGGGTGGCCAACAAGATGGATTGTGTTAATCCCGAATGCGATTTGAGGTTGGTGCGCGGTCCCCTGTCCCGTCGTCGGGCAGTGGATTGTGAAGTGCCGGGGGCGCGGGAGGTTTCCTTGGGCGACCCCGGTTTGCTGGTATCGCGGTTTCACAAGGTTGAGCGGCCCACCGACCCCCATCCTTTCCGGGTGGGCGTCCTGCCCCACTATGTTGATATGCAACGGGCATGGTGGTGGTGGGGTGGGATAGAGCATGTTCAGATTATCAACGTCTTTGCCCCGCTAGAGGAAGTCCTGAACGAAATCGTTGCTTGTGATGTGGTGTTCTCCAGTTCCCTGCACGGGTTGGTGTTCGCCGATGCCTACCAAGTCCCCAACGTTTGGATGCGCCTGAGCGATTCTATTCTAGGGGACGGGGCGAAGTTTGAAGACTATCTAATGAGTGTGCATCGGTCAGTAACCTGCCGGGATTGGCGGGAGGGGAGGTTGTCTTTCGATACCGGGGACCAGTCGGTTTTGGAGGACATTGTGGGTTTGTATAAAGCACACTCTGGTGTGCCGGAGGCTGTTGCTCGACGGCAGGAGAGCATTATGCTAAGCTGCCCGTTCATTAGCGGGGTGTTGAAATGAACATAGTCGGAATGATGCTGGTCAAGAACGAGGCGTGGATTCTCCCCCTTTCCATACCCGGAGCACTGGCTTGGGTAGACGAGTTGGTGGTAGTGGATACCGGCTCCACCGACGGCACCCAAGACCTGTGTACTCGTTATGCCCCTTGGTATGGGAAGCGGTTGCACTTCTTTTCTATGGGTTTGGTGTCCGAGTTTTGGGAGGAGATGGAAGCGCGCCAGCATATGTATGAACTGGCCAAGGCTTTCAAGCCGGATGTGCTGGCTTTGATTGACGCCGACGAAGTCCTGTCCCATCCCTTGAGAATGGAGGTGCGGCGGATTGCTGATGAACACCTGCATCCGGGCGAGGCGCTGGACGTCCCGATGATTCCCACTTGGCGGTGTCTGGAGCAGTACCGGAACGATCAATCGGTGTGGAGTCGGGGGATTGTCTCGCTCCTGGTCAAGACCGGGCCGGAATTGAGTTGGCGCAACGCGGTCGACGGCTATGTTCACCATGCCCGGCTCCCGAACGGAATCACGGGCCGGCGGGCACCCTTCCACAAGAGTGAGGGCGGGGTGTTTCATATGCAGTTTGCTAACTGGGCGCGGCTGACCGCGAAACACGCTTGGTACAAGATGGTGGAGCGGGTGCGGTGGCCCGACCGTCCGAAGAGTAGTGTGGAGGTACTCAATTATAAGTATGGGCAGGCGCTGGATGAACAGGGATTGGGGACTAGCCCGGTGCCCCTGTCGTGGTGGGGCGAATTGCCCTATCGGGAAATTAACCTGACCGATCCGGGCTGGTTTGCCAAGGAGTGTCGGCGGCTCCTGGCTAAGTATGGGTCGGAGCGCTTTGCTGGACTTGATCTATTCGGAGTAGTTCCATGAAGTGTGTCTATAGTATGTCCCTGTTCGGGACGACCCCCGCCAGTAATATCACCCCGCAGTTTTTCCGGCACTATTTGTGCAGTAACCTGCGGGCAATGGCGGCGCTTTACGAACGCCCGATCTGGGAACTTCATATCTACTACGACGAGACGCTCTTCACCGGGCCGTATGCTCCCGCCCTGTTCGCCCTCGCGGCGAAGGTGCCTTGGTTGAAGTTGAAGTTCGGCGGGACGCCCGCGAGCGTCTGCGAGGGGATGTTGTGGAGGATGCGTCCTATTTGGGAGAGCGATGCGGACTTCGTGTTCCCCCGCGACGTGGATGCGCTCCTGATTCCCAAAGACAAATGGTGCTGCGAGCAGTTTGTAAAGTCCCCGCACAGCATCATGCAGATCAGCGATAACCGTTCGCACAATATTGGTATCATGGGCGGGATGGGCGGTTTCCGCACCAAGTGGTTTCGTACCAAGTATCCTACTTGGGATTCGTTCAAGCAGACCGGGGGCTGGGAGGATGCTAAGGGCAGCGACCAGCATGTGCTGAATCGGGTAGTCTGGTCCTTCTTTGCCCAGACCGATGGGATGGCTTTCCGTTTCAAGGGCTGTCCGCCTCATGGGGAGAAAGAGACAGTTACCGAGGCGGAGATGACTTACAGTGGGGAGTCCACGGGAATGGGCTGGGCAGTGAACTATCTTATCCGGTTCATCGGCACCTCCCAGTATGATGTGCATTTGGTGAACAACTTCTTCGCCGAGCGCTTCCCCCAAGAGATTGCCCCGGTACTAGCGGCGGAGGACGAGACGGATTGTCATATTACAGGGGATTTCTCCTGGGAGAGCCAGGAACCGGAGCGCCGGGCGTTGCTGGCCTCGGACCTTAACCCGATGTACAGCTTCTTTATGCCCATCACCACAGCTTTGTGGCGGTATTTGGGATTCACTGCGACGCATATCCTGGTGGGGAGCCCGGAAGAGTGGGCAAATCGCGTTGAATTAGGCTGGACCCGCCGTCTAGGCGGGGAGGTATACTTCGAGCGCCCGCAGACCCCTAATTACACCGCAAATAGGGCACAGTTCGCCCGGTTGTTTGCGTATCGGCGGACGTATAACTGCAAACCCTGGGGAGACGGGGTGTATTTGCTAACTTCCGATGCGGACATGCTGCCCCTGAGCAAAGTCTTCTTCCACGAATGCACTTACTACCCGGAGCGGTTGTTCCTCTACTATGGGAACGCTTACACTCCGGCGGCCCAGTATCCGATTTGCTATATCGGCGGCACCGTAGCTACTTGGCGGGAATTGCTGGACGGCGTGGACCCGAATGTTTTGGTGGAAGAGGCACAGAAAGAGCCCGAGCCGATCAAGGTCTGGTGTTACGACGAGACGTGGCTGGGCAAACGCATACAGCGGTGGAAGGGTTTTGCTGACCGGGCGTCCATCCTGCCTCGTAAAGGCTGCCCGCCTCACGACCGTATTGATCGGTGCAAGTGGCCGGAGAAAATCCCCGGAGACATGGTGGATTGCCATTCGGTGCGTCCGGGGCATACGGCGGAGAATTGGCCCAAGATCGAGGCGGTGCTGAACTGCTATGCGCGGGACGTTGTGCCCCTATTGAATCAGTACGTTGCGGAGTGGAGAGCTAAACATGGCTAACCCGATATTGGTGGCCGGCTGCCCGCGTTCGGGATCGACGATGACTGCGGGCCTGCTCTACCACAGCGGCGCCTGGGGCGGCGGTATGGGCGCTCCCCACCGGGAGAACCCCCGGCGCCTGGGCAACTTTGAGAACATCCCGATTCGGAATGTAGTTCACAAGTTGGCTCGGGCTATGGGGGCGGACCCGCGAGGACAGAAGCCTATGGCCCGTGAGGAGCAGTGGGCTAAGTTGAGTCCTGAAGAGTGGGCTACGCAGATTTGGGCGGCGGCGGAGGCGGACGGATACACGGAAGGCCCGTGGTTCCTCAAGCACCCGCTAATAGCCGGAGCCTATCCTTTCTGGCGGGCGATGTTCCCCGGCGCTCGCTGGGTGGTCGTGCGCCGGGCGGTGGAGAACATCGTCTTTTCCTGTGTCCATACGGCCTATATGGATGCCTTTCGGACCGAGGACGAATGGGAAAGGTGGGCACGGCGGTACGAGTCCATCCTGGGTCAAATTGTCGAATTGCCGGAGGCTTTGGAGGTCCGCCCCAGCCGTTTCCTTCAAGGGAATACGGCGGAGATTGAACAAGTGGTCAAGGATTTGGGATTGGAGTGGACCCCGCGGTGCATGAGTCTAATCTCAATGGAAGAACAGCTAGCGTGAGGTTTGTATGGGCAATCGCGTAACCGACGCCGAGGTGAAGGCAATCATGTCCGGGACGTTCACTTTTAGCACTACCCCGTTCATTGACATGGCCCATATCCTTGTGGAGAAGAAGCTGGTCCCTATCGGAACGCTGGAAGAGGACCAGTTGACCGTCATCGAGAAGCTCCTCGCCGCCCACTTTTCTTGTTTGAAGCAGAATGAAAAGGCTTCGCAAAGTATGGGTGGGGCGAGTGAGTCCTACCTAAAGCAGGGAGGGTTGCGGTTGGAGGCCACCACTTATGGCCAGCAAGCCTTGGTTATGGACACCACCGGAACGCTGGTTACGCTGGGTAAGAAAGGTGTGGTGTTCGAGACGTTGCATGACGAGGACGAATGGGACTTGTGCGATCAGTGAGGTAAGCGTATGGACATAGCAAGCAAATTGAACCAAGTCCTGACCTACTGGGCGCCCAGTACCCCGAACGGTTTTGGGGGCTGGAACTATGCGCTCCCGGTAGAAAAGGCTTGCCGGTGGGACGAGCGGCTGCGTGTTACTGTGGACGCGCAAGGGCGCGAGGTAGTTTCGACTGCCAGCGCCTATGTTCTGGAAGAGCTATCTTTGGAGGGCTATATTCGCTTGGGCTCCCTCAGTAGCAATATGCCGAACCCGACCGAGGATAAGGATGCCCGCCGCATCCTCAGCCGGGCGAAGACCCCGAGCATCGACGCTTCGGAACACGTCTATCAGGTGTTTGTATGATCGGCAACATCCCAGGGCTGGACCGGGCCATGCGCGAGTTGACTAAAGAAGTCCAGAAAGTGGAGGGCCGGACTATCCAGGGCCTTATCAAAGGAATGCTGGTAGTAATGGCCGACAGCCAACGGCGGACCCCGGTGGACACCGGCAACTTGCGGGCCAGTCACTTTCTGGTTTGGCGGACCCCGGAAGGTCAGGTCGGCGGAATGAACCTGAGTCCCTCCTTTTCTGATGAAAAGAACACGGCGAAGGACGTTGCCGAGGCTCATACAGAGACGGTGAGCGAAGCCCAGTTGGCCGTAGAGAAGCCAGGGGTTGCTATCGGGGTGGGTGCGGGCTACGCTTTCTATGTCCATGAGGATCGAAAAGCCTATCACCCGGTGGGGGAATGGAAGTTTTTGCAACATGCCTTTGAGGCAAACAAGGCGCGGTTCCTACGGATTGTGGCCGCTGAGGCGAGGAAAAAGAGATGAACACTCCGGCGATTGATGTCAAGGATGTCCTGGTTGCGGCGGGCTACACCTTTGCCGGCACTGGGGACTGGGGAGTCCACGTTTCCAACGAACCGGCGGAGTCTCCGAATCGGTGCGTGACTATCTATGATGCGTCGCCGGGGACCGCTACCCCTTATGTCGACCCCAACCTAGCGCCGACGGAGTATCCTACCGTGCAGGTGCGGGTGCGCGGGATGTCCTATACGGAGGCATCGGCCAAAGCACAGGAGATAGCTACCTTGCTGGGAAAGAAAGGCCAGTTCACAGCGGGGGGAGCACAATATGGAGGGCTGTTTCAACAAGGATCGGTGAACTTCCTGAAGTCGGACGCTCATGGTCGCTTCTACTTTGTGATGAACTTCTCCACCGTGCGCGAGAAAGTCTAACACGAAAGGTGCAGTATGCACACAACGCAGGGAACAACCATTGCCTTCTCAACAGGGTTTTTCGCGGAAATCCTGTCCTTCAACACCCCGCGGGTGACGCGCCCCGCGATTGAGTCGACCCATATGGGGACGACTACGACGCGGACCAAGGAGCCGGCGGACTTGTCGGACACCGCCCCGATGAGGGTGCGGTTGGCCTTCGATCCGGGCAAGATACCGCCCATCAACAGCGCCAAGGAACAGATCGTCATCACGTTCAAGGGCGGCGATGTTTGGCGGTTCACCGGGTTTATGTCGGACTACGGCGCCGACGCCCAGGTGGACAACCGCATGGAGGCGGATGCCGAAATCACGCCTTGTGGCGCAATCACCGTCGAAGTCGACAGCTGAGGTGTAACATGATTCTAACCAAGGATCAAATCCTCGCCTACAAACCCGCCCTGACTCAGGAGAACGTTCCCGAGTTAGGTGGGGAAGTTTGCCTGCGCGTCATGTCCGGGATGGAGCGCGATTCGCTCAGCGCCGCTTGGAATGACCCGAAGAACAAGGACCGGAACATGGAGGCGCATGTACTGGTCCGCTCTTTGGTAGACGAACAGGGCAAACGTCTGTTTGCGGACGACGAAGTGGATCGGCTCGCGGAAGTGCTTCCCTTCCCTATCATTACCAAACTGGCGCAGAAGGCCAGCGAATTGAATGGTCTGGCTGTCCGTGCCGCTTTGGATGAAGCGGGAAAAGGTTGAAGGGTCAGCCGGAGCGCAAGCTCTGGTTCCGGCTGGCCCGCGATCTTCACATGAGTGTAGCCCGTGCCCAGCAAGAGATAGACAGCCGGGAGTTCGTTGAATGGGCTGCCTTTTTGAGGGAAGAGCCGTCTGCCTACGTCCAAGACCGTTGGCTCGCGGCCCAGATAGTGTGCTGGCTCCGCCGGATGCTGGGCGGCTCACGGGCCAGGATACCCGACTGCCTGCTGGAGTTTGCCCCGCCGCAAACGCATGATGAGATGGAAGCCAGTATGCGCATGTATGCCCAGACGCACAATGCTATGCTTGCGCAGCAGAAGAAAAAGGGCTAACCTATGGCTGAGAACACCGCCACTCTCCCTCCCATAATCCTTCCAGTACTGCTGGACGGGAGCAAGATCAAGTCCCAACTGGCCGGCATCGCCAATTCGATCAAGGGAAATGCCGGCCTTGTCGGGGGCAGCGTTCTCCGCGGCTTAGGCTGGGGGTCGCTGCTGGGCGTCGGTAGTGCTGCGGGCGCGATAGGCGCCTTTGTTGCTATTAGGCGGGAAGCGTCGCAGGCCGAGCAGGCTACGTTCCGGCTGGCCCAGGCATTGGAAATGTCGGGGGTAAAGGCGTCGGCAGCCCTGCCCAAATTGATGGCCTTTTCCCAGCAGATGCAACGGACTACCACATTCAGTTCCGAAGCCGTTCAGAGTATGATGGCAACGGGGATGCTGCGGGGAATCCGCCCCGACCAGATTGAGAAGACTACCCAGGCGGCTATAGGCTTTAGCGCGGCAGGTTATGGAAGTCCCGAATCGGTTATGACTATGATGTCGCGGGCGCGCTACGGCGATACGCGCATGGCTCGCCGTTTGGGAATCAATACAAAGGGGAAGTCCGTCGAGGATATTCAGCAGGCTATGACAGAAAAGGGAGTCAAGTTCCAGCCTATGGCAGAGGCTCAGACAAATACCCTCGAAGGTTCAATGGCCCAGTTGAAGAACGTCACGGACGATGTAGTCAAAGCCTTTGGGGTAGAACTTATCCCAGTTATACTTGCTCTAACAAAGTGGATGAATAAGAATATTACAGGGGCGGAAGGCTGGGCGGCTAAAGCGGGACGTTGGGGAGCGGAAACGGTCCAGGGTTTGACTACTGAGGGTGGTACTGAACAGGGTTACTACCGGCCGGAAACCCGAGCGGAAATTCTGAAGCGTTTGAAGAATCTCCCGGAGCGGGGGGCTGTTGGAGGCTTCTTCGCCGGTTTGTTTGGGGAGAACCGGAGTAAGGAGCCCCAACAGGTTTGGCAGACCGTTGCGGCGAATGCTGGTTCTGTCGCAAGCGATAAGGGGAAGACCTGGCCACAACTTCTCAAGGAGGAGCAAGATAAGGTCAAGATGCGCAAGACCATAGTGGAGGATAGGACAGTCCAAGATCGTTTGATGATGCAGGAGCAAGTCGAGGGTTTTGTGGAAGACATTTTCAAGGAAAGTCGAGAGGAACAGAAGACCAAGAAGGGCGCGGCAGATTGGCGTAAGAGTCCAATTGCGCTTGAACGCGAAGCGGCCCTGGCGAAGTTAGTAGCCGCCCAAGGAGGCTATCAAGCAGCATATACCCGCTATGCGGGTGGTTCGGAACAGAGCCTTTTTGGTAAGTCCGTAGCTACCGGGAAGATGACGGCGGCGCAGAAGGAGTACGACGAGACTATGGCGGGGTTGAAGGATAAGTATGCCTACGACCTGAAGCTCTACACCGCCACGGAGAAGCAGAAGACCCTCATCGGTTTGCAGGAAGCACGGAATCGAATGTTGCAAGGGACGAATGACCCCAAGGAAAAGAAGCGCATTCAGGATTTGTACAAGTCACAGTTGATGGAGCGGGCGCAATTGTGGGCAATTGAGAGTGCGCGTATGGACCTTCCGGTCAGCAACATGGCGCCCTTGATTGAGTATGGTTCCGCCGAAGCCTATGCGCTGAAGAACACTGATCGGGCGTCCGAGGCGTTGGACATGAAGGAAGCGCAGATCAAAACCGAGCTTCACACCAAGGATATGAATGCCGTGCTACAGGACTTCAAGTTGCAGGGCATTACTATCAAGGGTTTGGAAGTCGTGCAGATGAAATAGGGGGCTACGATGTCCGCTACTTTGATCGGAACCTATGAGCTAACCGAGGGACGGGACCACACCCGTCTCTATTCGGGCCGCCGGAGTGCGAAGCGGGTCTTCCTGGTCGTTTTTGATATGGCCGGGAGTATCCCGAACACCCAGGAGATTGTTACCGCAGCACAGGGGGCAGGGACTTACGCAGTTCCCACTGTGGGGGATGCCCACCCGCAGGAGACTGGGGCTATTGCGGTTCAGGTGGGTCCGGTAGAGGAAACCCAAAGCCGGTACATTTACCGGGTGCCGGTTCAGTACGATACGGAAACCGACGTCCCGGTTCTCACCAACCCGACCAACGATCCTTGGAAGATCAACTTCAGTTCGGAATCCCGTATGCGGGTGCGGGAGCAGGCACTAATCGCTTCTACTTGGCTGAACGAAACCATCGGCGCCACCAAGATTGTAGGAACGGCGGCCGGGGCAGCCATTGCGGCGAAGTCGGGGGAGGCATTCAACCCACCGATTTCGGAATCTGATGACTTGGAGATTATCACTCTGAGTCACAACGTAGCCTCTCCTAACCCGGAGACTTTGGGGGCCTACCGGAATACGATGAACAGCGCTGATATAACGATTGCGGCCAGGACAGTCAAGCAATGGTGCGGGAAGATGCTGAACATCGGCATCGACGGGCCGAATGTCCGCAACAATGTAACCTATTACGTTGTTACCTTCCGTATCGGGGTGATTGTTACCAAGTTAACAGCGGGCAGCCTCCCAATGGAAACCTGGGCGCACAAGGTCGCGAACGTCGGCTACTCCCAGTTGGTGGGAGGGAAGCGCAAGGCAATCAAGATCGACGGAGTCCGCCCCCCTACCCCAGTGGCTTTGTCCGATACGGGTACTTTTGACGACTCCAAAACCGACCCCTACATTTGGTTGGTGTTTGCCACTTTGGAAGAAAAGGCATGGTCGAGCCTGAGTTTGCCGGCCTCCCTTTGAGATAGGTGCTGTATGGCTACTGGTGTATTACTAGACGCGACAACGGTTGAGCGTATCTTCCGTGCGGTACGCTTAGTCGAATCAAAAATGGGCGGCCGGGGGGAAAGCCGACCGCCCCTGGACGAAGCGCCCTATAATGGCCCATTTGCCACTCTGCCGGATTCGGCCACGTCGGTTATCGTCGGGGAGAACCGCGAGCTAGGTCTGGTAACCGATATTATCCGGGTGGGGACCACCGAGTTTGTTAAGGCGACGCACGAGCATGTTGCCAGTATCACGGCATCCGGTTACATTTACTATAACATCACGCGGGAGGGGACACTAGCGGTAGCAGCTGCCGCATTTGCGACGACATTGCCGGCTAATACGGCGACGAATGTCTACCGCCCGATTGCTAAAATCACTGCTGCAAGCAGTGTAATTACGGCTGTCGAGCAGTTGCAGTTTGGCGACATCTATGTTGAGGAAACCGTCGTCTGCGAGTGCGCTGCCGGGCCGCAAGGCGTGACCGGGCCGACTGGGCCAACCGGTGCTGCCTCTACCGTGCCAGGACCAACCGGACCAACCGGCGCTACTGGTGAGACTGGAGCTACTGGTGCAACAGGTCCGACTGGTGCGGATTCAACCGTGCCAGGACCAACCGGACCCGCCGGTCCGACTGGTGCTACGGGTGAAACGGGGGCTACTGGTGCAACTGGTCCGACCGGCGCAGACTCTACCGTGCCGGGTCCTACGGGTCCGGCCGGGGCTACTGGACCTGCTGGGCCTACTGGACCTGCTGGGCCTACTGGAGCTACTGGTGAAACGGGAGCTACCGGGGCTACTGGACCTGCTGGGCCTACTGGAGCTACTGGTGAAACGGGAGCTACCGGGGCTACTGGACCTGCTGGGCCTACTGGAGCTACTGGTGAAACGGGAGCTACTGGACCTGCTGGGCCAACGGGAGCTACTGGAGCTACTGGTGAAACGGGGCCAACCGGACCTACCGGAGCGGCCGGCACAACCGACCACGCCGCGTTGTCTAACCTGGGCTGGGCTGCCAGCCTGCACACCGGCACGGCCAACCACGTCGCGATCTTCGGTAGTGGCGGCGCCGCCAGCAGCGAGGCGCAACTGGCCGTGAGCCGCGGCGGCACCGGCGTCGCCACCGCCGCCGCGAACCGCTTCTTTGCCGGCCCGGCTACCGGCGCGGATGCTGCCCCGACCTGGCGCGCGCCCGTGGCGGCCGACATCGCGGGGCTGGTGTTCGGCGTGGCAGCCGGCACGGCCGGCGCGCCGGGCCTGCAATTCTCCGCCGACACCGACAACGGCATCTATCGCATCGGCACCAATAACTGGGGATTCGCCGCGAATGGTGAAGGGATCGCCGACTTTACATCTGCTTTCCTCCGAATCGCGGCTGGCAAGAATCTACTTTTATCCAGTACGTCCAAACTGGGTATCATTTCGACCGCCCCAAAAACTGCTCTGGATTTCGGTGACTGGTCGGCAGGCACGGCAATCTCGTGGGATTTCTCTAACAACATTTTTTCGAGCTATGGCGCGGCGGCTTTAGTTCTCGGTGCTAATATTCGCGGCAGTCTGGTGGCGGATTCGTACCTGGCTGGCGCAACTGGCACCTATGGCGCGGCGATGATCCGGGTGGGGCCGCTCGATGGTACGGCGTCGGCTGGGCTGATCCGCTTCTATGTCGATGCCGCAGCAGCTAAGACCTTAGGCGACGCTTTCACACCTACGCTGATTGCCGACCTGACAACGACGGCCTTCCGTCTGGCTGCTGGCAAAATCCTGGCCGTGGATCATATCGCCCAGATGACCGGCGCCCATACCGTAGTCTTTGATTCCGACATCACGTACACGGCGACGAAAACCGCGAATACGTTCCTCGCCGGTCCAGCGTCCGGCGCCGCCGCCGCGCCGGCCTTCCGCGTTATCGCCGCCGCCGACACGAACACCGTTGACGGGCTGACCAGCTACCTGCTGCTGAGCGATACGGCAGACACCACCTTCACCGCCAAAGACTACATGTTCCCGCGGGTGGTTCCGAGCACCCTGGATGCGTACGCCGTTCTCCTTCTCCATACGAAAGGCGCTGACGGATCAACCACATTTAGCGATAGCGGCACGGCGGGCAGCGTACCGCACACGGTCACGGCCGGAGGTAACGCACAGATTGACACGGCGCTGGCATCACCGTTTGGCGATAACAACGGCGTACTACAACTGGACGGCACTGATTGGTTAGCTTGCGGGAATAGTACCGACTGGGAGATCGGTTCTGGTGATTTTACACTTGAGGCGTGGGTTTACTGCACCAATAAAACGAAGACCTATGCAAGCGGGTTAATCTCTAAGGGGACCGCGGGGAACGTAGGTAACGAGGGATACAGCCTCCAACTGTCGCCAACTGGTGTGCCGAGTTATCATCAAGACGCGGCAGCCGCGGCGACCGTTCAAGCGGGTTCAGCAATTACTGAAAACGCGTGGACGCATATCGCAGTAACCCGCTCGGGCAACACGTTCCGCCTATTCGTGGCTGGCGTCAAAGTAGACGAGCAAACATCCACAAAAGCAATCAATGCCGGCGGAAATCTTAACATCGGATCGCAGTGGTATGCCCCCGGCAATGCTGATCGGTCGCTCACCGGATACATGAAGGAAATCCGCGTAAGCAAAGGCACAGCCCGATGGACGGCGACATTTACGCCGCCCACAGCAGAGTATGATCCCACAATAGTCGCTGCCACCCTCACCCTCCAAACGCTGATCTCCGGCGGCGCCGCGTCCGTGGACAACCAGATCGCGCGGTTCGACGGCACGTCCGGCTGCTGGCTACAGGGCTCCGGCGGCCCGACCATCAGCGATGCGGGCGTCCTAGCCGTGGACCATATCGCCGAGCTGACCGGCAGTCACGGCTGCGTGTTCGATCATATCCTCGGCATCCCCAGTGGCACCGTCAGCGCGCCCGGCCTGCAATTCTCCGCCGACATCCAAAACGGCATCTACCGCATCGGCGCGAACAACTGGGGCATGTCCGCCGCCGGCGCGCTCGTGGCGGACGTCAATACCGCGGGCCTTAACCTGGCCAGCGGCATGGTGCTGAAGGTCAACGCCACCCAAGTCGTCGGCGCCCAAGGCGCCGCCGTTGCCGACGCCACCGATGCCGCGTCGGTTATTCTCCGCCTCAACGATTTGCTCGCCCGATTACGAACTCACGGCCTCATCGCCACCTAACCCAAGGGAGTCCACCATGTCCGCCTACACCGATGCAGTGACAGCAGAAAACGCGAAACACGTCGCCGCCTGTGCCGCCGCGCAAGCGCAGTACGACACCGCCACGGCCGCCGCAGACACCACACTAAAGGCCGCCACCGACCAGGCCGATGATGTCCGGCGCGACACCGTCTACAGCGCCACGCTCGACCGCGAGGCCGCCGTCAAACAGGCCGAGATCGTCCGCGCGGCCGCGCTGCAAACGGCCGGGTTCGCCCTGGCCGAAGCACTCGGCAAGATGAAGGACCTGCAAGTGACGCCCGCCGCCGTGGCCGAGATGCCGGCGCCCGTCGCCAAACCGTAACCCGCAGAGGAGACCGACCAATGGACGCCAAAGAACAGGCGCAAGTGGCCGAGCTACAGGCGCAGATCGCGGAGTTACGGAAGATCCTGGACGCCAATGGATTGATAAATGGTCCATTGGGCAAAGAAGGTCCGGCGGGCGCGGAGGGCGAAAAAGGACCCGCCGATGGCGTCGGGGTAAGAGGCGCAGCCGGCCCGTTGCCACCCAAATGAACACCGCACCACCCATTAGCGTCAGCGTCGCGGCAATCTGCAAGAACGAGGAGGCATGGTTGCCGGCGTTCCTGGCTGCCGTCGCGCCGTGGGCTGACGAGGTAGTAATTGTTGACACGGGCAGCACGGATGGTTCTTTGACCCTGCTCCAACGCGCTGCGCTGAACAATCCCAAGATCAAGTTTTGTGCGTCCCGGTTCTTCAATTCCCACACCCCATTAGGCGAGTTCAGATTCAACGTGGCACGGAACGAAGCTCTTTCCTACTGCACCGGTGACTGGGTTGTGGTGCTTGACCCCGACTTTGATATTCCACCAGAGTTTGGTATCGCAATCCGGGGGACTATCATGGGGGCTGCTCAGCCCACTGCCTTTGAGATATACCTGGAGGGCGACGGTATGCGCTACGCCCAGTGCCGGGTGTGGCCCAGCGGGCAGGCGCAGTACGACCCCGACCATTCCGCGCATGAGTTTGTCATTACTCAACTGCCGGTGAAACAGCTACCAGAACTTGTGGTTGGCCATCGCGGGCGGCCCGGTCAGGGTAGCGCCCAAGCTCTCGCCATTCTGGAGGCTGACTATCGGCGCGGGCTGCGGTCGTCACGGTTGCTGTACAATCTGGCCCGCGCCCAGTACGATAGCCGGCGTTGGGGACCGGCGGAGGCTACCTATCGCGAGTTCTTGGGGGTAGTAAGGCTCGGCGACTGGATGCACTACTACGGCCAGTTGCAGTTGGCGCGCACCCTGTATTGGATTGACCTGGGCAAGGCTTGGTATGAAGCGTTAGAGGCGTTGCAAATTGACAGTCTGCGGGCGGAGGCGTACTGTCTACTGGGCGACATTGCGCTGGCAAGTGGGAACATGAAAGAGCAGGCCCGGCACTGGTACAAGCTGGCGCTGATACTGCGCCCGCCCACCGGCTCGCGCTACCACGAGGCAGCGTGTTACGACGTGTACCCGCGCCACCAGTTGCGGCGATTGGCCGAAGGCAAGAAAGGGCTGTAACCCGTGGCGATCCTCCGGAAAACCGAGGGGCAACTCTGGCAGGCTGGCGGCAAGCTGGTGCGCGCTGCAAATGCGTCAAAGTACGTATTTGACCATAGATACCCGCCAGCCCCCGGACTTACAGCGCCGGTATGGTACAAAGACCCAATATGCCTGGTGGATTATGAGGATGGGGACCTTCTGGCTAATGGTGATTGTTCTGCGTTAGCACGGCCAGCGTGGGATGGCACGCTGCATCGGCAACCTGGTTGGCCCCTGGCTAGTGACAACAGGCTCTTATGGTCGGTGAGTGGTTATGTATCTATCAATAATAAAGCGGGATGGTCTACATCCAATGGATACCTAGCCAATCTGACATTAAATGCATACTACGAAACTCCGCCGGATTACCCGGTGTACTGGTTGTGGATTGCCTGTATGAACACCGGAACCTATACCCACCACTTTATATGGCGGGGGAAAAAGCGGGTGTGTCCTGGCATGTTGCCTGTCGGAACATATACCCGTTACGATGGCGATGATACGACCGGCCAAATAGAACTTGGATGGGCCTAATGAGTTGTGAGCACGGAAAGCAACTGACCCGCGCCAAGATCGAATGCGCCCGGAAGGCGCTGACGGTGCATCGCGGCGTGTGCTCCCGGTGCCCCGACTTCCGCGGGCCGTGGCCTGAGTTCCTGGCCGTGCTGGATCGGATTCAGCCTAAGCCTTGCCCCAAAACCCAGCAACCCCAACAGAAGGTAGACTAACCATGTCGAAAGTCAAACTCCCCCGCAAGACCGTCGCCGGCATCGTGAACGCCCTCAATCAAGCCGCGCCGCACGTCGGCGGCGAGTTCCCCAAACTAATGTACGCGATCATTTACAACGCGGACCATTTGGGGGCGGAACTAGTCCGTATTGAGAAGGTGCTGCGGGAGCCCGAGGATTTCAACAAGGAGCGGCTTGCCCTGTGCGAGGAAGCTTCCAACAAGGACGCGAATGGGAAAGCCATTCAGTTTCCTACCGGGCCGAAGACCACCCGCTTTGATATTTCGCCCGAGCGCTGGGCTAAGTTCGAGGCGGATTTGAAGGAGTTGGAGAAAAAGCACGGGATGGATGAAAAGCGCAAGGAGTGGCAGGCGTTCCTGGACGAGGAAGAGGAATATGAGGTCAGGAAGCTGGTGCTGGACGAAAAGCGGGTGCCGCCGGGCCTGACCGCCGCCATTCTGGTGCCCCTGTGTTCCCTGATCGAGTTCACGGAGGCGCCGGATGCCCCTGCGGGCACCGAATCAGCCCCGCAGACGCAAGATTCGGCCCCGACCCTGGCCCCTGCCCGGTCGGAGGCAAAACCCGCGAAACCGGCCCCGCAAAAGGAACCCCGGAAATGAGTAAGAAAATGAGTAAGCAAAATCTGGTAGATGCGCTGCTGTTTTTAACCTTCCTGTTCCTGCTTCTGGTTGTGGGGGCAGGTTGTTGTGTCTCCTCGACCGAGGCGGGCCAAGCTGTTGAGGTCACGCGGGAGGAGATAACCAACATGGGGATTCCCATCTGGCCGGGCTACCGGATCGGCGGCATTACCAAAGAGCGCCTGCGCGGGAAGTCTTTGGTCCAGCAACGGGCAGAATGGGCAAACATGGCCAGGGAACGGCTGGCTGCGGAGGAGGCTGCTGCCCGTGCGGCGGTGCGCCTGTATGGTATCCCCTTCATGGTGCTGGGCGGTCTATTGCTGGTAATCGGGGGTTATCTGACCTACCGTGCCAGTGACTGGGCCGATGATGTCCTGGCGCTGGGCATCATTGCTTTGGGATTAGGGGGTGGACTGACGATGTACCCGCGACAAGTGGTATGGCTGTGCGGCGGCGCGGCGGGCCTGATTCTAGCCTACGGTTTGGTAAACGGCTGGCGGCGGACCCATGTCCTTGGTAAGGCCAAGGGGGTTATCCGCAGCCTGGATGCTGCAAAGCTAAAGGCGCCGGATGCCTGGACCGCCTTGAAGGCAGTAATAGAGCAGTCCAAGGGAGAACGGGCCTTCGTCGAGCAGCACCAACCCAGAACCAAGTCCAAGTAGGAGGCGAGAATGAACGGTAATGAAGTCAATGATATGGCGGTGCATGTGTTGCGGGACAGGATAGACCACTCTATTGAGGTAATTAGTGAACTAACCCCTGTGCCAGGAATGTCTGCCCACCCTACGGCAAAACTTTGTGCTGCCCATAGCAGCGCTATTATAGTGGGGCTCCAGTGCTGGAAGTATAGCCTCACCAGAGAAATCCGCATTGCGCGCTATAGTGCCGTCGGCGGAGTTTTGGGCGGTATCCTGGCGGGTGTAGGATATGCCTTTCTGAAGTGGTTCGAGAAGTAGTAGGATTAGACCTCATCCAAGGCCCCGGTCGGGACTTAGCTCGGCCGGGGTTTTCTTTGCCCGACTGAGAGCAGTAGCGCCTCTCGGCAAAGCGTATACTTACACCAGATTCGGGGGATCGGGGTATCCCCCTCCCGTCGAAGCACTTCCTTCTCCCAGGCTTTGCCTATTTTGATAAAGCGCCGGATGCTGCTCTTGTTCTTCAGGAGCAGGGGGACAAAGTGGGCATCATCCCCGTAGAGGGCAACCAGCACTTCCCGCAAGTTCTTCTGTAGGTAGGCGTCCCGGATCTCCTGCTGCTCTTTGCGGGATGGGGTGAATAGGGAGTAATGCTTGGAAGTGGTAGACATGGGCTACTCCTTGTTTTTCAAACGCCGGGACGCCTGAGTATGCACAATGCAGACGTCGGCCGGGCGCGGGCCGAATACCTGTTCGCTGAGGTCGGGTTGCTTGCCGCCGTCGATCCAGCACCACTGATAGCCCAGGTTGCCGACCAGAGGGGCTAGGTCGGAGCGGGTGCCCAGCACGTTTTCCAAATGGCGCTGGTCCCATACTCCGGTATTGTTCTCACACCGTTCCGCCCAGTCATAGAGGATTCCTTGGGCGGCAGGGCAGGAACGGAAGAACAGGGTGCCCGTAAGCAACTCCGGCCCTTTCCGGGGGTGGGGGAACAGGTGGGCTAGGACGTTCAGCCCGTCCACCCCTGCGCCCTCCAGAAGGGTGCGAAACGGCGGGGGTTTGATGAACCGGGCATCGGCGTCCAGGTACATAACCCAACTGTCAGGGTATTCCAGGCTCTCTGTGAGGGTTTGCAGGACCAGACCGGCCTTCTTCGATGTCGCGCTGGCCCAGGTCATGGGGGGAAGGGTGTGTTCGCGCAGATGCACAAACACTTCGTCTCCCATAGCAAAGCAGACTCTGCTCCGGCGTTCCTTTGCTACCCGCGCAAGGCTCTTGTCCATCTCCCCCAAATCGGGGAGATAGTCCGGGGTAGCAAAGGCCATGAGGAATATCTGGATAGGCTTCATGGGATTAGCCCCTTTCAATTTCGTCGAGGGTAACTTTTCGGAAGGGTGGAGGTTCAACAGCGTAATCATGTTTGGGTTCCTCTTTTGTTAGGGTGCTCTGGCCGACGTGGAAGGCAATATGCACGAGCAGGACCACTGCGAGCACGGCCAGCCCCTCGTAGCCGAGGAAGAAGCGCTCAGCTACCCACAGGACAACGAAGAGGGCCGCATAGACGATGAGGTACAGGATCAGTTTGACCAGCTTCATGAGATTACTCCAGCAGTATTATGTTTAGGTCGGTGCGAATGCGATCAGCCCAGGCAATAGCCTCTACAGAATCATGCGCCAGTAGGACAATGCACATTGTGGCGGGGTCGTTTGACCGATAGGTCGAGAGATGGATTCGGACCTCATTACCGGCTACCGGGGCTTCGATGAGGGCCACGCTTTTCGCGGGGAACGCGTAAAAACGCTCCCCCACAGGGACATGATACAGGTAGTCTCTTGGCATGAGGAATTACTCCTTCGTTTTAAGGGCCTCTACCAGCTTTTTCCAGAGGGGGGTATCCTGAACCCGCCCGCCGTCCAAAACGCTGGCTACGGTGCCTGCTTTCATATCCAGCAGGCTTACTATGTCCTCCTTGTTTAGAGTCGGTTCAGTCGTGCATAGGAACCATACAAAGTGGTGGCGGCTTTATTGTAGGCCCTCGCCGCTCTTTCCTCGTTCGTATAGTAACCAAGAAAAAATCTGATACCATTTTGAGTGATATACGCCCCCCATTTATGGCAGGGTTGAAACCATCGCACTCCTTTATATTGACTGGACCTCTTAAAGTCTCTTTGCTGATTCCGATTCCACTGATTTTGTGCATGAGTTACTTCGCGCAGATTCTTTCTGGTATTGTCCAGTCCATTTCCGTTTATATGATCTATCTCTTTAGCATTGGGAAGGATTAGTTGATGTATAGCTACGTCCCTTCCTTTGGAGTACCAGCGGGCATGGGCATATAGACTGTATTTTGAGTTTGGGGATACAGCGTGAACCTTTCCTACCCGTCTCCTGATAGTCCGCCAGTCATACTCATCTATTTTCATCCGGGCATTGGGAAACTTTTTGGTGGAGATGTCCAGAATTAGAACATTTCGTATTCTGCGAAGAAGTCTGTTCCCTTTCCTCTTGCATAATAGACCCTCTATCATAAGATGATCTCCTTTTTGAGGGACTTCAGTAATAAATCCCACAAAGGGGGCAACACATTTTTCCCCCCATCTAGTATATCCCCTGTAACTTTGGTTTTGGAATCAAGTAGGTGCATTATCTGCTCCTCTACGGTGTTCTTCCCGATTAGGTAGTAAATGGCCACGTTGCGGCGCTGGCCAATACGGTGTAGCCGGTCTTCCGCCTGGGAATGTTGGGCGGGGGTCCAGCCTAGCTCAAGGAACAGGGCGGTGGAGGCGGCTTGTAGGTTGAGTCCTACCCCCGCCGCTTTGAGATTGCCGATGAACAGGCGCACCTTCCTTTCTTTGGTAAAGCGTTGGACTTGTTCCTGCCTTTCCTTTGCCCCCACCCCGCCCTCTACCCGGCTGGCTTCCGGCCAGTGCTGGCAGAGGGTTTCAATTACAAAGCGGTGAGTGGCGAAAACAACCAGCTTCCCGTCGGAATCCTCTAGGAAGTCTTCAATCCATTCGATAGCCAAACTCATTTTACCCTTGGTCGTGATTTGTTTGAGGTACTCGATCTTGGAAAGGGCCTCCGCTTGTTTGTGGACATTGCGGTCGGGGTGGTGCTCCTTCAGCCACGCAGTTAGGTTAGCCCTTGCACTTTGGTATTCCCGGTGGTTCACGATCTCGACGGGCAGGACCGTGCGCGTCTTTTCCGGCAGGTCTTCGAGCACGTCCCGCTTCATTCGCCGAATCATAATGTTGCTGGCTAGGACTTGGTGCAGCTTCTCCGGGTTGCTGACTCCCGAGTCGTCCCAGCCATAGGGGGTGAACTTCCGGTCGCAGTACTCCTTCGCGAAGGGTTGATAATAGGGGAAAAGGCCGGGCTTCACCAGATTGGCGATGGTGAAGATCTCGCGGGGGCGGGACTCAATCGGTGTTCCGGTGAGGGCCAGGACGTGCTTACACCGTCGCCCCAGTTGGCGGGCTGCCTTGGTCCGCTTCGCGCCGCGGTTTTTGATGTAGTGGGCTTCATCCAGAATCAGGGTGCGCGGGGGATGGGCGCGCAGCTTATCCTGCCAGGAGTTCAGGATGTCGTAGTTTATGATGGCCAGCTTTACCCAGGCCAACGGCGGCGCTCCTTTCGGGGTTTTGCCGCTAAGGACGACGCTGTCCCGGCCCGTCCACCGGCGAAGTTCTTTCTGCCAGTTATACTTGACGCTGGCCGGGCAGACGACCAGGGCCGGATAGGGGTTCTTCCACTTCAGCCATGCCGCCGCCTGGATGGTTTTGCCCAGGCCCATGTCGTCTGCCAGCAGCACCCGGCCATTGTGCTCCTCAATGAACATCACTCCTTCTTGTTGGAAGGGGTACAGTCCTTTGATAACCTGGGTGGGCGGGGGCTCAATTCTTTTGGGAGGCGCGGTGGTCGGGGAGGCGGTTCGTGACCGGCGGGCGGTTCCGGTGGGCATGATGGGCACGACCTGTTCGTGCGGAATGGTGTCCCAGTTGTGGAGCACCCATTCCAATAGCCACCACGTCTGTTTGCCTTGCATGTAACCCCGGTTTCGCCATTGGGATTGTAGCCCCCGGACGAAGGGGGGAGGGGTTGCGGTGGACAGGGAGACGCAGCCTACCAGATAGTGGGGGCTGCGTCTAACCTGTTCTTTGAGACGTTCAGCGTTCACGGTGACTCTTTTCAGTTAGCATCGACGTTCTCGGGTTTGGGAACCCACTTGATATGACATCTGGCAACAACCAAGGCTATTGCTTGCATGGCAATACATAGCTCGACCAAGTAGGGGTTCTCCTCCGGGGGAAGATCCTGGTTCTCCACAGTTTGGCGGATGAGCAAAGCGTTACCGGGGTCTTGAAGCCATTTGGTTACCAGATTATGTACTGTGCCAGCGACAACCTCGTCCAGATTCAGGGCCATTTTGCGATACTTGAGCGCATGTTCACCCAGGTGGGAGACTACCAGTAAAGACAGTGTCTCGGTTTCCTTCATTTTGTCCTCCGCGGTTTCCGGTCCACCCCTACCGCTGACGGCGGGGGCAGTGCCCGGCGCTGGCCTCGTTTCCCGCCCTTCTTCTCCAGGAAGGCGGCGATCTCGGTGCGCCCTTTCTGCAATGCCCAGTCCATCGGGGTCTGGCCTTTGTCGTCCTTCGTGTTAATGTCAACATGGTCGAGCAGGGAGCGAATCAAGGCCAGATTCCCATTCCCCGCAGCATGGTGCAGGGGGGTATCGCCGCTAAAGCCTTCCACAGCCGCCATGTAGGGAGCTACCCGTGCGCGGAGTTGGTGGACTTCGTCGTCGTGCGCGTACATAGCCGCGTCGTAGGTTTCAATCCCACCGTGGCCGAAGTGGGAGCCGTCGTCGTGGTGGTAGATGACTTTGCACTTGGTACAGATATGGACGACTGGGTGGCGATGGAACTCGCATTGACAGGTGCCTTTGGTGCGGCGGGTGCGGCGCATACGGCGCGCTCCTTTCGGAATTAGGAGTTTGATTTCAGGTGTCTTTCGGTAGACGGGGACAGGCTTTTGCTCGGGCGGCCGGAGCCGGCGGCGACATTCCCGCACCCGCTCGACCGCGTCCAGGGCGGCGGCGAGCGCTTCGGGTCGGGTACGGGTTTTGCCATGCCGGTGCAGTTTCATCTCCCGGTTCTGGACGAACCAGAACCAGCAGTGAGGGGTTAGCTGGGCGACGTGGAGATAGACGTTCTTGGAGGACTCTCCGATAACGTCCTTGTTCAGATCACGCAGGACGGCGCTTATCATGCTTCGCCCCTTTCATCGGCAGAACTCCTCAAGTTCGTGAAACGTTTTCCAGATTCTAGGCCAGGACCACTTCTGCTTCCGCAGGTGGCGACGTAGGGCGCCCCGGACGTTCTTCGGGGTAGGAGGCCTCCTCATTTTGAGGATTTCGGCGGGTGAGTCGAGCACGATCTGCGCGACGTAGTGGGCTTCGTTGCTGAGCAGGGACAGGCGGAGCCGGAAGGCGCACCGCCGCCGCGGTTCCCACTCAGGGTGGCGGTTCACAATCAGATCGGCCAGGAAGACCGTCTCGGTATCGGAGGG